CGTAAGTCTGGCGACCTCGGCGGGGTCGTGCAGGGAAATAAAATAAAAAAAGGATCGATGTGGGGCGGGCGTTTCCTCAATACCGCTGACCTCTATCGTTAAACAAAATTCACTGGGAGGTGAAAAAAACATGTCAGAAGAACAAATTTTAGAAAAGGCAGCCGTTACAGGCGTTATTGCTTCAGGAGGAATTGGTGCGGTTTCAACACCAGCATCACAACTTGGACCAGTAGGAACCGCAACACCATCAGATGGTGGTGGTATCCTAAACGCTGAACAGTCAGCCCAATTTATCGAATATATTTTCGATCAACAAGTTCTTGCTCGTGATGGTCGCCGTGTAACAATGCGTGGCAACACAGCAGAACTAGAGAAGTTAAACGTTGGTGAACGTGTAATCCGTGCTGCTGCACAAGCAGACGCTGCATACACTAACGCTGGAGTTACTTTCACAAAAGTTGAAATCACAACTAAAAAAGTTAGATTAGACTGGGAAGTATCATCAGAAGCACTTGAAGACAATATCGAAGGCGCAGGATTGGAAGACCATTTGGTCCGTACAATGACTCGTGCATTCGCTAACGATCTTGAAGACTTAGCAATCAACGGAACAGGTTCAGGAACAAATACATTCCTAAACATCCTTGAAGGCTTTTATGTAAAAGAACAAACTGGTAACAGTGCTGGTACATTTGGTACAGACGTTGAAGACTTGCAAGCACTTGTGCTAGCAATGCCACGTAAGTATCGTGCATCAAGAGCAGCCATGAAGTTCTATGCTTCTAGCGAAACAGTAGCCGATATCATTAATGGTCTTGGCTCATCTGGAAACCTACCTTCAGAAAGAATCGTAGAACGCGTTATTGATGGTGTAGCACCACAAACATTAGGTGCTCCAATCCAATACCGTGTACTAGGTATTCCTTTGGTAGAAGTACCATTGATGCCTGCAGGATTCGTATCATTGACATTCCCAGAAAATCGTATTTGGGGATTCCAAAGAGACGTTACTGTTCATCGTGAGTTCCAACCTAAGAAAGATACTATTGAATATACTACTTTCTTACGTTTCGGAGCACAAATCGAAGAAACAGATGCAGTAGCATACGCAAAACAATAACCTAAATTATTTAGGGAATTAGAGGGGGAGACACTAAAAATGTCTCCCCTTCAACATTTTATATAAATGATATAATTAGTAAGGAGGAATTTTATTTATTATGGAAATATTAAATGAAAGACAATATAAGAAAGTTACTTCGCTTACCGCGACTTTTACAGTTTCTCCAAGTGGAACATACGTACTAGATTATGAAGACCTTTATACAGGAGAATCATTTTCAGCCTCTGCATCAACAATTTCTGGAGCAGTGTCATTTACTTTAGCACCAAAATATTTAGACTACACAGGATCCCTAGCAGCCTCAGTTAAAGACTCAAGTGGTAACACTGTCATTATGACAAACATAGAAATCATTAGACCATATTGCAACCTAGATTCTGTTGCCTCAGCATTATCAATTACTGACGGTAGTGAAATAGGATATGAAAGATTAGCAAGATACATTATAGACTCTCAAACACAAGGCTTTCCATTTGCTAGAAAAGAAAAAGATATTATAGGCATGGGAATGGACTATCTTCCTATTGATGAAAAAATTTATAAGATATACAAGGTGTATAAAAATGAAGAATTAGTTTATGACTCAAACCTTAGTGCTAGTGTAAATCTTGTAACATACTCAATTACTAAAGACGGATCTTCAATTACAAATGTAGAAAACGAATCTGATGCTGAAAACAAAGTTAATTACAAACCAGTATGGCACGAACGATATTTAGACCCTGCTTTTGCAGACGGATCAGAGTATAGGGTAGATGCCGACTATGGCTGGAAAGTAGTTCCACAAGATATTCAAGAGGCATGTGAGATGCTGGTACAAGATATCAAGTCTGATAACTTAAGATATATAAATAGATATATAGAGTCATTTGATAATGAAGACTTTAAAATTAAATTTGCTAAAAATCCTACCGCTGGTACAGGAAACATGTTTGTTGATAAAATTTTGGAGAAGTATAGAAACAGGCTTCGTATCGGGGTTTTGTAATGTTTCTTCCATCATCTACTTTAGACGATATATTGTTTCCAATGACTGCAGATGTATACTATGCTGTAACTAAACAACAAGACTATGGAAACATCTCAAAAACTTGGGTATTTGATAGAAAGATAGATTGTTCAATAATAAGTGAATTATCAACTAGAGGGTTTAATGGAGAACTTAGAACAAAAGGAACAGACTTTATTTATGACTCAAATGCTTTTTTAAGAACCAAAGAAGATTTAAGAAAACATACCAATGGAAACTACTACCCTATAACATCTATTTCTATTACTAATATCAAAGACCCTTCTGGGAATAATGTTTGGATTAATGGTCAAAATTTAACAAATTCTGCTGCGGTAGTAAATACTAAATATGAAGTAAAAACTATAGTACCTACATTTGACTATAACCATAACCTAAGACATTTTAGACTTTATATAAGCAAGTCACAGGTTCAGAAGTGGGAGTCATGATTACCACTAAAATAAACACAAAAAGTTTACTTGCAACAATGAATAGTGTTATTCAATATACTGAAGGATTTACATCAGAGTTAAAAAAGAATGAAGGAAGATTGTCTAAAAAAATTGCAGAATCTTCTATAGATGTTTTTTATCAATACCTAGATGGCTTAGCAAGAGTTCATCCAGGAATGCTTCATCATGTTTATGAATGGGGTCAAGTTGGAAACTCATCAGCAAGATTATTTGAATTAACTTCAACACTTAATGGAAAGAATGCAATAGTCAGTGCTAACTTTTTACAATCTGATTCAACACCACCAAATAGTGATCAAGAGTTTTATGATAAAGCAACAATTATGGAAGAAGGAATTCCAGTTGTAATTAATCAAGTTGACGCTCAGGCATTGTTTTTTGAAGTAGATGGAGAAGAGTTTTTTAGAACTGGACCTATTTATATAGCAAACCCTGGCGGTGCAGCGACAAGAGGTTCTTTTGTTAAAGCATTTAATGAATTTTATGGTGTATATTTTAATCAAGTATATTTAGATTCAATTGGATTTTACAGACACTATTCAGATCCTAAAGAATATAGTAAAAAGTTTAGAAGTGCGTCTAAGAGCAGAAATGCTAGATCTTTAGGAAAAGACGCTGCACTATCTTGGATTGCTAAAGGTCCTGGAGGAAGAGTATGAAAATTTATAGACCAGAAAATTTAATTAATGAGTATGTGTGGGAACAGTTTAAAACTCAGGCTCCTGCATTTTATAACCTATATCCAAAGACAGTAGGTGGACCAGACTTTATTCCATTTTTTCCAGCGGGTGTAGGAAATATTCCTCCTGAAGTTATAGATAACGATTTACCATTTATTATCTTTGATAAGTTTACTAAAGTAAGAACAGGTGCTTATAAGTATTTTTATCCTATTAAAAGTGAACAGATGAGATATACCATTTATGGTGGATCTTTATCTGGAGATGTTCCAAACGGTGCAAATAGGTATGGTCTCACAATTAATTTAACTAGTCTTATAACAGCCATACTAGATAGGGAAGACGCAGCAGCATACGATATAAACGAATTTGCGGGCACTCTGAACGACTATAATGACAACTCCTACCCAGACCTATTCAAATACAGTTTTCACTGTTTAAATGTGTTTCAATCGGGGTATGCAGAAAGTCAACAAGATGTATCTAATCTAATGGAATATAGACCTTCAAGGGATTTAATAATAAAGTATGATTATCACTCTAAACAATATAATGAGTCTTAAAACAACGATATAATAGTATTGAGGAAACAGCCCCACTTTTCCTTACAAAAAGGAGGGTGAAATAAAATATGGCAAATTTAGGTAATAGCAATCAAATTATCGTAGGTGCCGCTCGTCTGTTCGTGTCAAAAGGAACAGGTGGAAAAGGTGCTTTAAAGTATTCACAAGGTTCTGGTTCAGCAGCAGTTTACAACTTCTCTGGCTCAGGCAGCGTATCTGGTATTCCTCCATTCGCAAACGGAACACCGTTTGCAGACACAATGGAAGCAGCAACAGATTACAACAACGTTGGATACACCATGAATGGTTTGGAATTACAATTCCAACCAGACTTTGGTGAAGTTCAAGTTGATCAATTACTTGACGTAGCAAAACTTTACAAACAAGGTATGCAAGTTAACTTAGCAACAGCATTCGCTGAAGCAACACTTGAAAACCTATTGTTAGCAGTTGCTGCTCCAAGTTCAGATAAGTATGATGGTGCAACAGAAGATACATTAATTCTAAATTCTGGTGAACTAGGTGCAGTTCCAGTTGAACGAGCAATCGTTGCAGTTGGTCCAGGATCTGGAGACCCAGATGCAGTAGGTGCATCAGCAGTAGAACGCGTATATGTAGCACACCGTGCACTTTCAATTGAAAGCGTAACAGTTTCTGCAAAGCGTGATGAACCATCAATGTTTGAAGTATCATTCCGTCTACTTCCAGCATCAAACGGATCTTACGGTAAAATCGTAGATCGTGTTCGCGGTTCAGTCTAACACAACTAAATAAACACTTAGCCCATCTCTCTTTTCGAGAGGTGGGTTTTGTGCTATAATTTTATATATATCCATAGGAGGATAAATGGCAACAAGTGTCTATGAAGTTGTAGAAGTTGAATTACTAGACGGTACTAAAGTAACAATGAAACCTTTAAAGATCTCTTTATTAAGAGATTTTATGAAAGAGTTTCAAAAAATATCAGATGCATCAATTGCTGAAGACAACATTAAATCAATGGATCTTCTAGTAAGTTGTGCTGCAATCGCTATGAGACAGTATGATGAAAAATTAGCAGATAAAGCAAAACTTGAAGAGATTATTGATTTACCAACAGTTTATAAAGTAATTGAAGTGGCTGCAGGAATTAAGTTGAACGACCCAAACGCACTAGCGGCGGCTCTAGTTGGGACGAACTAGATCTCGCCGAGATAGAATCTAAAGTATTTCTTCTGGGATTCTGGAAGAATTACGAAGAACTTGAAGATTCATTATCTTTACCTGAGTTGATAGAAATAATATCAACAAAAAGAGATGAAGATTATGAAAATAAAAAATTCTTCGCTTCCTTAAAAGGGATAGATTTAGATAAAAGTTCTAAGTCGTCTCAAGATGCTTGGGAACAAATGAAGGCAAGGGTTTTCAGCAAAGGAAAAACCTCTAATCCTAACGATATAGTAGCACTACAAGGTTCTGCTGCAAGGCAAAAAGGCTTTGGAATCGGACAAGGGTTAGACTATGAGGTGATTAGTTAGTGGCTGACGTAGCCAAAGGTATTATTGACATTGAGATCAATACTGGTAATGCCGCTGCCCAATTAAAGGCTTTACAACAACAAATTAATGCTTTTACCCTTTCGGTAAATAAAAACAATTCATTTCAATCAAATGCTGCTGCAAAATATACAAGTGAACTAAAAGATTTAATAAACGCAAGCAGATTCTTTACAGCAGAAACAGTAAAGATGAGAACATCTGCTGGTGCTCTTGATGCTACCTTAAGAAAAGGTCAAGGAACTCTTGGTCAATTCTTTAATGCCAAGTTTAATAGAAACAGTGCTTTATTTGCAGAGACTATGGGTCTTGCATCAGAACGTGCAAGAACAATGCAAACTCAATTTATTGCAACTACTGGTGCTTCCAGAGGTATGCAAGAAGCATTGGCTATCAGACCACTTGCAGCATTTAACTCACAGTTAACAATCGCTTCTCAAAGATCTCAAATTCTTACATCGATGTTCAAACAAGGAACAACACAATTAATTAATTTTGGTAAAAACGTACAGTGGGCTGGTCGTCAGTTGATGGTTGGTTTTACATTACCACTAACGGTATTTGGAACTACTGCAGGAAAAACCTTTATGGAATTAGAAAAACAAGCAGTAGCATTTAAAAAAGTTTATGGAGATATCTTTACAACTCCAGCAGAATTACAAGGAAACCTTGAATCAGTTATGGCTCTTGGTAGAGAATATACAAAATATGGAATTGCAGTTAAAGACACAGTAGGGCTGGCTGCCCAGGCTGCAGCAGCAGGTCGTAGAAATAAAGATTTAACAGATGCTGTAACTCAGGCAACAAGATTAGCAACTCTTGGTCAAATGAGTCAAAATGAAGCCCTTGATACTACTATTGCTTTACAGAGTGCATTTAGACTTAGCGGTCAAGAACTAGCAGATACAGTTAACTTCTTAAACATGGTAGAAAACCAAACAGTTGTTAGTTTACAAGATTTGGCTGCAGCAATTCCGCGTGTTGCTCCAGTTATTCAAGGTTTAGGTGGAGATGTAAAAGATATGTCAGTATTTCTTGCAGCAATGCAAGAAGGTGGAGTATCAGCAGAACAAGGTGCTAACGCATTAAAGTCAGGTCTTGGATCTTTAATTAACCCAACAAAAGCAGCAACCCAAATGCTTGCTGGATTTAACATTAATCTTGATGCTATTATTCAAGCAAATCGTGGTGACTTAATGGGTACAGTTATGGAATTTGGAAAAGCATTACAAACATTAGATGAATTTTCAAGACAACAAGTTCTAGAACAAGTATTTGGTAAATTTCAATATGCACGTCTAGGAGCATTATTTGAGAACATTGTTAGAGATGGATCTCAAGCAAATCAAGTATTACAAACAATGGGCTTTAGTTCTGAACAATTAAGACAAACAGCAGAAAAAGAATTAGGGGTAATCGAAAATTCTTTTGGTGTTCAATTAATCGCGGCTATTGAAAAATTTAAATTAGCAATTGCACCTATAGGACAACTATTTGTTGAACTTGCTATTCCTGTTGTAAACTTTATCACTAGCATTGTTGATAAATTTAACAGTCTTCCAGACTTTACAAAGAAATTTATAGCATTTGCAACTATCATTACTGGTCTTGTTATTCCTGCTGGAACTATGTTCTTTGGTTTATTAATGAACTTAAGTGGAACTCTTGCAAAACTTTTACAATCTATTGGAATATTTTCTAAAGGATTAATGAAAGGTGGACTCCTTGGCGGAGTTCAAGCACTGACACAATCAATGAAATACTTATCTCTTGAAGAAATAGATGCTGCTATTGCAGCAAAACAATTAGGTAATGCAACAATGTCTTCGAACGATGCTTTTCGACAACAAGTTGCAGCAGCAGAGGGTGCTAGAGTTGCAGTTAAAAATCTTGGAGATACATATCAATATCTGATTGCAAGAATGGCAGAGGCTGCTGGATTATCTAAAGTTACTTTTGCAACACCAGGTACTGCATTAAAAACAGCACAAGCCAGATCAAAAAATATTAAAGGTGCATTTCCAAGAAGATTTGCTACTGGTGGACCAGTTCCAGGAAGTGGAAATCAAGATACAGTCCCAGCAATGCTTACCCCTGGAGAATTTGTTGTAACAAAAGATGCAACTAAGAGTATAGGTACAAAATTTTTAGAAAGATTAAATATGGGTGGAGTTGCTGGATATAAGAATGGCACTAAAAAAATAGAAAATCAAATAAATTTAGAAGCAATGAAAAATGAAGCAGGTGCTACAACATCAACGCAATCTGAAAGACAATCTACATTAGGTGCATCACAAAGAGCACATAATATTGCAGGACAAACAGCGGTTGCTGGACCTGGCGGCGTATCTACTTCTAGAGGAGTTATACCAGAAGGTTATACTTACCAAAAATTAGCAGATAGAATAATAGATATTGATGCTACATTAAACAATAATTTAAAAGATAAAGGTGTAACTGGAAGACAGTTGTTAAATGATTTTAAAGCAAGAAAAATGTCTGTATTTCAAACTATGGATAATCAATTTGTTAATTTCTTTGAGGATGAAAAGATAAGATTACAAACAACAACAAATTTAAACTCAGGTCAAATTGCAAAAAAATTAAGACAGATTGAAGCAAATTATACTAAAACTAAAAAACAAATATATAGAAGATATATTAAAACATTTTCAAGATATCCAGATAGAGTATTTACAGACACCGATCTAGGGAAAGTGTCAAATCAAGTTTATAGGGTTTTTGATAAAAACAGTACATTGAAAAATTTTCACAATGAACTTAAACAGTTTCGTAGTACAAGAATAAGAAAAACAGAATTAAAAGAAACCGCTAGATCTGCAGGATTATCTACAAAAGGAACCATACCAGAACTGTTAAATAGAATAGAAGATGATAGAGTTGCAAAAGGTTTAGCACCAATGGATTCTAAACTAAAATCAAATATTATAAATAGAGGAACAAATGAACCAGCAAAAGGATCAAAAGAGTCAAGATTGTTTTATGGAGATAAAAATAAAGGTGGAAGATTTAATAGACGTGAATATGTAAAAACTATAGCAAAAGTACTTGGTAAAAAATTTGCTAAAGGTGGATCTGTTCCATCATTGTTAACACCTGGTGAGTTTGTTGTAAATAAAGATGCAGCCGCTGCTAATAGACCATTCCTTGATGCATTAAATGCTGGTCAAGTAAAGAAATTCCAATTTGGAACACCAGCAGCAGAATATGACACAGAGGCTGGTCCAATGACAAGAAGTCAAAGCAGAAAAATGGGAATAAGATCAGTTGGTAATAGAGTACGTGGTGGAGCAAGTGCTGCATCATTTGGAGGATTTTTAGTTGGAGGAGCATTACAAACAAGTTCTAATGAAGCAGCAAGGTCAATTGGTGGAGTAGTTATTGCAGCATCAATGGCACAGCAAGCATTTTCATTGCTTGGTCCAGTGGTAAAAAAGTTAGCAATAAGGTTGCCAATGCTTACAAATCCAGTAGGTTTAGCAATAACAGGATTTATGGCAACAGCAGGAATTTTAACATACGTTTTTAACAAACAACTTGCAAAGTTAACAGATGCTAGTGCCGCAATGACTAGAGCAATGTATGGTGGATCAGAAAGTTTAGAAAATTTTGCACAGGCATATGGAAGAAAAACTTTTAGACAACAAGCGATTGAATCAGCAACGTCTGCTGTTGGAGGTCAAACATCTCAAGAAAGTCAACAATTCTCATCTCAGTTTATGCAACAAGATCAAGGTCAACAATTATTAGAATCAATTAGGAAGATAAGAAAAGAAGGTGGAGATGCCGTACAAGCACTTAGAAATCAATTATCTCAGGCAGTTGTGTCTGGATTAATAACTACTGAAGAGGCTAAGACAATAGCAAAAGATGTTGGCGTAGCATTAAATGATCAAAATTTAGCAGTTAATGCTGTAGGACAAATTGTTGAGTTGTTAGGTCCAAATGGAGAAAAGTTAGATAATAACACAATGCAAATTATTGCTGAAATTAGTCCAAAATTTAACTTTGCAGAAATGCGAGCACAAGCAGAAAAAGCATATCAAGAAGATACTGGATTTTTTGCAAAACTATTTGGAAGAAAAGAAGACCAAACTCAGGCAGTACTTACTGCAGATGTAGTGCAAGGATTAGCAATAACTACTGAAAATTTTGCAAATGCAACAGCAAAAGCAAGAGATCAATATATAAATGGACAAATTGATCTTAAAAAATATAACGAAGAAATAGCAGCATATGCAGTAGCGGTGGGAACAGAGTCTACTAAGGCTACTCAAATATTTGCTAGAAATATTGGGATTTCTGTTAATGATATAGAAAAGTTTGCTAAAGAAGTAGAAGTTAAAGGCTCATATGGTGATAAAGTTTGGACAGAGCCAACAAAAAGAGCAAAACAAATACAAGCATTTTTTAAAGAACAAAGAAATGGCATTGACACAATGCTAGAAGGACTTGGAGACAAGACTTCTAATGAACTAATTAATGGAATATTAAAGTTTTCTGGTGGAGAGGGTCCTAAGTCAGCAGAAATATTTAATCAAATGCTTACTGGAACTTTAAGCCAAGATTTACTTAACCAAATTGTAACGTTTTTAAATAGTCAAGGGTTAACAGATGCAGCAAATCAATTTAAAAGTAAATTTGCTATTTCAACAAGACCAGCAGGTTTTATAGGACCAGTTGCACCTAACAGTGTGACCCCAGGAGAAGAACAACCTCCAGAGCCTGCACAAAAATCTAAAATTCAATTATTACAAGAGTCAATTACACAAACAAAAGAGTACACAAAAGCAATAGATACTTTAATGAAGAAAGGTTTAACAGCAGAAGCGGCTGCTAATTTAGATGCTGCTACAGCAATTGAAATTGTAAAAACTGGTAGATATAAATTAATAAAATCAATTAATGATCAAGTTACTGCACAAGCAGTATTGCAAAATGTTTTAAAGTCAAAAGATGAAAGAAGACAAGATATTCTTGACGCAGAAAATGATGCAATAGATAATAATATTAGTTTAATTCAAGATCAAATAAATGCAGTTAATAGATTAAATGAACTTGATCAAAGACAAGTTAGTTTAAGGCAAAAAGGTTTAGATGAACTTTCAAAGAAAGAAACTGCAGTTAATAAAGTTTACAACGATAGGGTAAGTGCTCTTACTAGAGTTAAAGAAGCCAATGCTCAAGTAACTCAACAACAACAAGATAGAGTTAATCTTGCTTCAGCATTGACTGGTGGAGATATTGCTGCCGCAGCCCAAGCCGCTGCAACTATGACAGAAAATTTTGCATCAGGTCAAATAGATCAAGCACAAGCAGAATTAGATCTTCAAAGACAAAGAGAAGTTGAAGCCTTGACGGTATCTGTAAATGGTCAATTATTAACTAGACAACAAATAGAATCACAGATTGATGTATTTAATGAAAGAATATATCAAAGAAACTTAGCAACATTACCTTTACAAGATCAAATATTTGGACAAGAACAAAGAAAATTAGCAATACAAAGAGAAATTGATAATATTCAATTAAACATAAGACAGAAACAAATACAAGAAGAGCAAAGGGCTGGAAGACTAGTTGGATATTATAAGTCAATGGCTTGGTGGACTAATCAAAGAGCCAAAGGTACATTTGAAGGAGAACCTCAAGCAACTGGTGGAGTTATACAAAAGAAAGCATTTGGTGGATTTTTAAAATATACATCTAATGAGCCAGCACCAGGAATGGCAATGGGTGGAAAGATGAAAAAGTATGCAGTTGGAAACATTGTTCCAGGGCTTGGAAATACAGATAGGGTTCCAGCATTACTTACACCAGGAGAATTTGTTGTTAGAAAATCAGTAGCCTCAGAAAATATGGATATGTTGAAAGCATTAAATGGGGATGTGTTCCCATCAATAAAAGGTGGAAATCCTTCAGTAGAATTGGGTTCTGTACCAACAACACAAGCAACTATAAATAATACTCCAGTGTATACTTATAATGTAAACGTAAATGTTCCAAATACAGATGCTTCTCCAGAACAAATAGCAAATGTAGTTGTAGCAAAACTTAGAAGAACATCAGATGCAAATTTAAGGAGTAGTAGATTTTAATGGCTACATCAACATATTTTCAAAATAGATTTGAATATGCAAGACCACAGGCTATAGCATGGGCTAATTCATACACAATAAGTGGTGGATTATTTCTTCCAGAAGGTAATACTGAAGGAGAAGACTTTTTAATTTTATCTGATCATAATAGAAGTGATATTAATTTTACAAAACAAAGATTAGAAAACAAACAAAGAATGATTTCAGGAGCAATGCGTTCATACCACATTGCAGATAAGGTTAACGTATCATGGTCTTGGGAAATGCTTCCATCAAGAGCCTTTAGTGGTGACCCTGGATTTGATTCCTCTGGACTACAAACATATTCAGCAACTGAATACACAGCAGACGGAGGAGCAGGAGGGGTTGACATAGTTAAATGGTACGAAAATCACCCTGGCTCTTTCTTTATGTTTTTAGCATACGATAGATTTGATAGATTTGAAAGTGTTCCATATTCACACTTAGGACAATATAATGAAGTAGTAGAAGTTTATTTTTCTGACTTTGATTATTCGGTTATTAAAAGAGGTCCAACAACACATGATTTCTGGAATATATCGGTAGCAGTTGAGGAAGTATAATGTTTACAGATGAAGACTTATTAGATCATCTCCAAACAGTAAATACCTTACAAATAGAATCACTGGTAACTGCTGAATGGAATCTTAATGATTTGCAAGAAATAAATAACTATGGAAATTATAGATATAGACCAAACGATTCTGCATCTCCAATATACAACGCACTTATTTCTTCTTATGATAGTAATGATGAAGGTAATTTTTATTTAGATTCTTTAGAGTCAACAGTTATATCAGAATATGCTGTGGATAATAATGATGCATCTTTATTGTTTACTACCCCAGAAGTTGATAGGTCTTTATACTTTTCACTAAAAGAATGTTTTCAACCATTTAGACCAAGGTCGGGTATTAATAAAGTATTATTTTTTAATGATAAGTATGTTGATAATATAACTTCAGCAAGAAGACCAAGATATTATTTTGCATCTAGATATGATAAATTTAAATACTGGAATTCATATAGAAAAGAACTATATAAAGCAAGTGCTAGTGCAAACTTTATTAGTAAAGAAAGGGGTATATCAAGTCAATCTGATGTAAATGAAATAGGTTATGAGATTGAAGATACAGTACCATTTATAGTTTATGAGGATGATTTTGCTATTAATAGAATAGTTGTTAAAATGCAAACTAACTTAGCAGAGTCATCAAAAGGTTTAGTAAGAAATGTTTTAGATGGCGTAAGTTTAGAAGATCCTTTAGGAGATAGAACTAAATCAAGCATCCCAAAACGTTGGAATATTCAATATCTAGATCAAAGTGATAACTGGATAAATGCTATATCATTTGACGAGGACAGCACAAGAAGAGATGGAACTGATGTTGTTAAATGGGATGGGTATACAGAAATTTATTATGGCTTGATTGTGCCAGATGACTATAAAAATAATTTTAATTTAGTAGATAGTTTAAGTTCAAGTGCATTTTTAGTTAATGGACTTTTAGCAGGAGAGTCATATTTAGTTGGTTCAGACATAAATAATGCTGGAGAACTTTATATTTGGAATGGATCATCTTGGGATATATCTGTACCAGAGTATGGTTTTTCTTTGGTAGAAGATGATGACACAAAAAGAATTGGAATGGTTAGAACATTAGTTGATCCAGAATATTTTGATACTGATGGGGTTAGAACGTATAGGGAAGTAAAGTATATACGAGGTTTGCGGGTAGTGGTAGAAACAATGTATGGACCTAATACTACTTTTGATTTAATAGAATTATCTCCTAGGCTAAAAGCAGATATATCAAACTATGTAGTATCATTTGAAACAAATAGATCTTTGGCTAAGTCAAATACTGGTTTGCCAGTGGGTGGACTAGTTGCATCTAATGGTCAAATTAATTTAATGAACTATGATGAAACTTTTAGTGAAAACAATGAAGATAGTCTTATTCAAGGACTATTAAAGCCAAATGTAAAGTTTGATTTTTATGAAGGAATTTTAGATGTAAATGGATTTGATAAATTTATACCAATTAAAACTTTATACTCAGAAGAGTTTCCTGTAGTTGTAGGTGGATTATCTGATATATCAGTTTCACTTAGAGATAGTTATTTTAGATTTGAAACAGCGGTAGCACCTTCAATATTATTAAACAATACTACACTTACAAAAGCAGTAGCAGTTTTATTAGATAATATTGGGTTTAGTAATTATATATTTAAAAATATAACAACAAAAAATGATCCAGTTATTCCGTATTTCTTTGTTGAGCCAGATGCTTCAGTTTCAGAAATATTGGAAAGACTTTCTGTCTCAACACAAACAGCAATGTTTTTTGACGAAAACAATGATTTTGTAATAATGACAAAAGACTATCTACTGCCAGAAACAGCAGATAGGTCAACTGACTATATTTTATACGGAGAAAGAACAGCAGTATCTAGTGGATCAGTTTTACCAAACATTATTAGTGTAGAAGGGGTAGAAACAAAGATTCTTAATAATGGAAAAATTAACTATATTACTAGATATATTCAAAGATCTGCAGCATCATTATCTCAAGCAACTAAAGTTGATGAAGATAGAACTTACATATATAAACCAGTTTTATTATGGGAAGTTGGAAATGATATAGCAACAAAAACAATTAACGAACAGTCTAAATCAACTGGATTTGCATTGGGTGCTGTTGCTTTAAATACAACACTTAGTGCTGAGCCGCCACGAGTAGAAAGTAATGTAGTTATAAATAACATTATAGACTTAGGAGAAAATGTTTACTGGCTTCCAAGATTTCAAGGGTACATGTATGCAAATGGAGAGATTATTAGATATGACGCTGTTGAATATATAATTCCAGGTCAAGGAGTAAGTTGGATATCAAATAATCAAGAGTATCAAAAATATTTTTCTACATTACCATTTAATGGAAAAATGTATCCAACTGGAAATGTTAGAATATACTCAGAGCCATACTATATTAATTTAACTTCTGCAAGTGTTGTTGGTTTAGATCCAGGAGTAACTTATAAAAACGGAGAAGTAAAAACTCACGGTAGAGCACAGTTTGGTACAACAATAACAGAGCATAGTTCTGGACTACCTTCATACTGGTCAAACAATAATAATGTTCGTGGTTTAAAAATGTCTTCTAATTATATTTTTACTACAACACCAACAGATTTAATTAGTAAGCCACAAAAAGCAAGCACAGCCTTAACTATTGGTATGGATAATACAACAGCATTATCGTCAACAAGAACTGGTATTATTGCAAACTTTATGCGTCAATCTATACCATCTGATGACGTAATTAAAGATTATAAAACAACTTCATCTGGAACAATTCAATCATCAGCATTTGTATTTACAGGTCCAACTCCAATGCCAACAGCAATAGATAAAAGAGATTTTGTTACATATGTTTATAAAGAACTAGAGTCAGACTTTAAGCACTTTGGAACTAGGATGAGAATTATTGGAAAATCAAAATCTGGAGATAAAGTTTTAACACCTCAAAATGCTACTGACTACTACACGGTAGAACCTCTAATTGCAAACGATACTCCAAAAATTGAAGGTGGCTCTGGAGGTATATCATTTCTTTTAAATCCAGATAAAGGTCAAGGATATTTTTATGAAATAATATCTTTAACTGGAGATAACTTAGAAAGATACACAACAGCAGATGGAACTACAGGTCAAACAACAAGTGTTGTTCACAACATTATATTTTATAAAGTACAGCCAGGAACAGTAAACGGACAAACAGTAGCAGTTCCTTATAAACTGTGGGGTGGTCTTGGAAAAATATTAGTAGATGAGGGAAGATTTGTTGGAAATGACAGGGTAGTAAATCAACAAAATCCAACAGTATATGATTTATCTGCTGAATACGAAGACATTGGAACAACTAGAAGATTTTATTTATATTTAAACAATACTTTAATATCTATAGTAGACGATACAGATCCTTTACCAATATATAACAATATTGCTTTATTTACTAGAGGATCTTCAAAATGTATGTTTGATAATGTATACTCTTTAAAAAATCTTCAAAGTAAAGAAAGTAGTGTTTCTGTAGTTAATAGTACATCCAAACCTTTTTCAAATAGAGAGATTCTTTCATCAGATGCATTAAGAACATACGCAATATCTGGAATAGTTCAATCAACATATTTATCTGGTATTAGTGCAAACAGTGGTCCTAAGTATTCAATATACTATGATGAGTTTGGAACTATATTAAGAGAGTGTGCATATTTTAATATTAAGTACGATAAAGCATATCCAGCATTTTTAGCATTCTTAGCACCAACATTTAATAGTGAAAGAACGTATACAGCCTCTGGATTTAGAGCGGGGTCATATGGTGCAGAATTTTTAATTTTTAATAATACAGATAAGGCTATAGTTCTTGATGAAACTTCAGGTAGTTATCTAAGAATTATAGGGGTTACATTTACACAAAATACATCAAATGTATTGACAGTAGACGATTACTTTAAAGATTTATCTAATTTCAGTGATCCAGTAATTGTTAACAATGTTATTACTTCTCCACAGATATCAGACAAAACATATCAAAGTGTTAAAACAAGTAGATCAAAGTATGGAGATAGATCTTTTAGTTTAGAGTCCCCATATATTCAAAGCGATGATCAAGCACGAGATATAATGGATTGGATGATTAAAAAAACTATAAGACCAAGAAAGAATGTTTACATTGAAACTTTTGGTACCCCACATTTACAGTTAGGTGACTTAGTGACAATAGATTATAGATTTCCAGAGCAAAATAATCAAGAAGGAACTTTGTTTGTTGATAAAGATAAAAAATTTGTTATTACAGAAATATTTTATTCTAGATCAACTAGTGGTGTAAGAAATAGGTTAAGGATGGTTGAAGCATAATGGCTAAAAAAGGTACAACTAGACCATCAGGAAATACTGCTAAAGCACCAATTACTTCTAGTTCTCCAGCAGTAAAAAAATTAGCAGAGGCTGTTAAAAAAGCAAATACTGGAGTTCAGGGCACAAAAAAATCAGGAACATCTAGTAACAATTTATTTGCATACTCTTATACAAAACCATTTTATGCTAAAGTGGAAACAGATAAAACAAAAAAGAAAAAATCAAAAACTTTGCCAGGAGAAACTCCTGCACCACCAGCCCCACCACCACCAGGTCCACCAGTATATGACGATAACATTCCTTATACTCCACCACCAGTTATGGTGCCAGAAAGAGATGTTGTTAATTTAGCGGTAGAACAACTTGATTCAAAAACTATAGAGAACTTACTATTTGAAAATATAGGAGCAAATGAATTAACTAAGTTTGTTAGACATGATACTGTGCAAGGAAATAATCCACTATACAATATTATTTCTAATCTATCAGACATTAGAAGAAAGTTTGACCCTGTTGATCTAATATCAGTTCAGGTACCAGACTCACCATTTCAGGGTAACTCTATAGATTTAAATAAAAAAATTCCAACAGAAGAATATTTACAAGCATTAGGATTAACTGATTATGTATACATAGATTCAAACGGAGATTTGATAATAGAGGTTGTTAATATGAGAGATAAAGAGATAGTAGAAGTCCAGATAGATTCAAATGGTACAATATACGAGGTGAACTAATTTGATTACAACAGACGGAAAACAGATAATTGCTAAGTATCTTTTAGATCAAGCACCAGCATTTGCAACCCATATTGCTGCTGGATGTGGAACTAAGCCACTGCTTAGTGGAGATGAGGCAAACATATCTGCCTCAGTTCAATCATTAGATTTTGAATTATTCAGAGAGCCAATTCTTGCAAAAGGTTTTGTAAATGAAGGTGGAGTAGAAAAAATAGTTTTTAAGGCTCAAATGCCAACTACCCAAAGATATTTAATTTCAGAGGTAGGTCTTTATCCAGCAGGAACAAATGTTATCGCTGGAAAATATGATAGTAGATTGTTAGTTACATTTACATCAGCAGAACCTTGGTCATATGTAACAAATGGATCAGCATCTGCTATAGAGTTTGAACCAAATGGAGTTTTAAATTTAACAAGTGGAAGTGCAATAACTAACGACATTACCACAACAACAAAGGGTCAATTCATAAATTCTGATTCTACAATATTTAATACATCTTCAAGATCATCTAGATTAGAGCAGCCAAGACTGCTTAGTCGTGCATTAATGGTTAGTGGGAGTAGTTCATTTTTAACACTAGACCCAGGGGACCCAACTAAACTTATAGCAACTAGTAGTGCTTCTTATATAGAAAATAGTAGTATAAATTTTGATTTTAGTCAAAACATTACTACAGATAAATTAAAACTAGCATTTAGTTTATTAAGTAGAACTGCTTCAGTAGACACCGCACCAGACTCTGTTAGAATTCTTTTAGAGTTTACAAATGGAACAACGTTACCAGGTACCTCACCAAAAGCAAAGTTAAGTATGATACTTTCATCATCTGACTTTCAGGTAGATGGTAATGCAAATAGGTATGTAGTAGTAACTAAATCTTTATCTAATTTTGAAAGAGATACAGATTTTACATTTTCAAATATTAATGGAATAAGGATATATACATCTATTTTAGTTGGGGGTGTGCCAACAGATAATTATTTAGTTGCATACGATGGGTTAAGAATAGACAATGTATCTACAATTAATCCACTATATTCTTTAGTAGGTTATGATGTTATTAAAACAGATAACGGTTTACCAATTTTAAAACAAGAAAATACAAATAATTATATAGAGTATAGATTTGGTATTGGAGTGACGTCTTAATGGCAAAGGTTATTATTCCTTTAGAAGAATTGCCACCACCAAATCGTGACGGAACCCATGTTGTAAGATTTAGAATAATTACTGACGGTAGAGCAAGCATTTCAGAGTGGTCTAAACTTTTTAGAATGCAAAGTATTGGTCAGATAAGTGATGGTCTAGTATCCGCTAACTTAACAGTATTAAAAGTAGGTGGTCCATATGAAGTAAGATGGACACCGAGCATTGAAACTTTAGCATCAACTTCTGCATCAGCAAGTGTCAATAGTTATGATATATTTGTAGATGAAAATGATGGGAATGGATTAAAATATTACTCTAGAGTAAATACAAACTCAGTAACTGTATATAGTGATACAACAACTAGCATTAGAGTATATGGTCAGTTACCAACACATCCAACTCCACCAATTACATCTCTTGCATTAAAAGAAACATTTGGAGTTTTTGATACAGGGATGATTAGTTTATGAGTGGATCCTATCCAAAAGTATTCGATACATCAACAAATCAATGGACAAATCTTCTTGATGAAAATTTTACAATAGATGCTATTGGTGGTATTACATCAGCAAGTCCTCAAGCAGATGATATTTTTAGATATGTTTCAGCATCTGGTGAATACATAAATACACCACTTGTTGCTGTTTTAGAAGGAAAGGATATATCAATAAATACTATTAATGCTGGTAGTGGATCGGTAGTCGGTAGTTTAATAATGGGAAGTGGGTCCGTATCTGGAAACTTATCTGTAGGAAGTACTTTAACAGTTGGTGGAGTATTAATTAGTGGCGGAGGAGGCTCTGGAAGTGTTAGCAATGAACAAATTCAAGACGGAGCAGCACCCTTATTTAATCACGCATTTCATACTAACATAACAGCAACTTATGATGACGCAAATAACAGAGTTTTACTTTCAACTTCAGCAAGCCCAACAACAGAAAATATTCAAGATGTTGTTGCTCCATTATTAAACCATGCTTTTCATACTAACGTAACAGCAACTTACGATGACGCAAATAACAGAGTTTTACTTAATTCAACTGCAGCAAATACAACAGAACAGATTCAAGACGCTGCAGCATTATTATTAGATCACGCGTTTCATACAAGAGTAACTGCAGTATATGACGATGTAAACAATAGGGTACTATTAACATCTAGTGCATCAGCAACTATATCATCAGAAGACATTCAAGACGCAACATCACCTTTATTTGATCACGCTTTTCACACCAACATAACAGCAACCTATGATGATGCAAACAATAGAATTTTACTAGCAGCAAGCCTACCATCTGGAACAACTGGACAAACTAATTTTTATGACGTTGTAAGAGATTATGCAGTTGTTGCTGGAGAAGCAAATTCAACAACTAAAATTCAAAATGCTTTAAATGCAGCAAGAGACGCGGGTAGTGGAATAGTTTACATTCCAGCAGGAACTTATAATTTACAAAGTACTTTAAGAATATACACTGGAACAACACTATACTTAACCCCTAAAACAGTAATGTTTAGACAGTTTGCAGATACAGCAATGCTTGTTAATGGTGACTCAGGTGCAAGTTATTCTGGATATTCTGGTCAAAGCAATATAAGGATTATTGGTGGTATTTGGGAATCAAGAGGACAGGCTTATCCAATTGATCCAGCCATGGGTATTAGTATTGGTCATGCAACAGATGTAATTATTCAAGATTTAACTATATCAAATATTGGTGGATACCATGCTATTGAAATTAACTCTAGTAAAAATGTTAGAATACAAAATTGTAGATTTGTTGGATATGTTAATACAGGAAGTCGTGGATATTCAGAAGCAATTCAGATTGATTTAGCAAAAAGTTCAGGAGTTTTTGGTGCATTTGGTTCATATGATAATACTCCTTGTGAAGATGTTATTATTCAAGGATGTTATTTTGGAGCATCTGGGACTGCTGGAACTACAGCGTGGGCAACTGGTATAGGAACACATAGTTATACAGCAACTTATTATCATAAATATTGTAAATTTATTGATAACACATTTGAAGGATTAACTGAATATGCTATTAGAACATTCAACATGTATAGTGATTTGCTCATTAGAGGAAATACAATTAAAAATTGTTTTGGTGGAATAGCAATAGGACCAGACGCTGGTGGAACTGAAGTTTCTCCTGGCATAACAGTAAACTATGCTGAGCCAGACGGTCCAGATATGCTTTTGTATGCAGATGGTCATACATCTTATAACATTACAATTGCAGACAATATTATTGACAATAGTGGAACTACAGGAACAAATGGTATATGGGTAATAGATGCAGAAAATGTGAATATAACAAATAATACGATTAAAGGTATAACTAGATCTGGAAGTAATTTAGCAGACGGCATTCTTTTTGTTGGGGTAAAAAATGGAATAATATCTAATAATTTATTACAAGATATAGGAGACGATGGAATAGATCTTAGAGCAAGTTCTTTAAATATTCTGGTATCTAATAATGTTACTAGAAACGTATCTAAAACCACAAATAATACTTTTCGTCATATATACCTTAGTGAATCAACTAGTAATTGTTCTATAATTGGAAATAGAGGGTATAGAAGCAGTGGAAATATAGCACTTAATGGACTTCATTTTACAGGTACTACAAGTGTTATAAAGTTTTTTGGAAATTTCTTTGGATCTTCTGCAACAAATGCAGTAAGTAATGCATCCACTGGATCAAGCGATTTAGCCACTAATGGCTAACATGATATACTGGAGGTATTATGGCAGCAATATCACTACCTGAACGTGGACAACCACTAGACGTAAACTATATTTACGACATAGTAAGTCAGGTTAATTCTATTGAAAACAGAATAGCGGTTAGAAACACGTCTGTTTCAAATATAAATGGTAATACTGATACCACAAGCAATCTTAGATTTTATGCACAACAACAGGCTTTAATTACAAGCGAATCAAAAGCCAACACTACTGAAACAATTACGTTTACATATCCAGTGTTTAAGTTTGCCCCTGTTGTAACAGCAACAGTAGTAAACAGATCTGGATCAACCTATGGTGACGATGTTATATGCACCTTAAGAAATATAACAACTTCAACAGCGGCAGTAGTAGTTAGATTTAACTCTGCTGGAAAAGTTGACCTTTTGGTTAACCTGGTAGCAGTGGGCATACCTAACTAATTTATGATATACTTTTGAACCATGGCACAAATAGTAAATCAAGAATATTTAATCTGTAGCAAATGCTCTGGCAGAATGCTAGTAGATAGAGTATTTCTATCTTATGATCATCTAGAGGTATACTGCTTGGTTTGTGGAAAAAGAGAGATGTTTAATCATCCAGATAAGCATGGAGAAGTTCCAAGATGGATAATGAAAGTAGAGAAAGCCAGGTTAAAAATAACTGGCAACAGCCTATAAAGCCAAGTTCAAAGATATTTTTTTTAAATAAAGATATTGTTAGATTGGTACATACAAACAGGGCTAATAACATTTGTGTTGTATATAATTTTATAAAAGATAAAGAGCAAACCTTACTATATTCTGATTTTAAAAAGCATAGAAAAAAAGCATACACAGTTAAAAATATGTTAAAAATATTTGGTAGATCAAGAATACAACTAGAAAGATGGATTAAAAAAGAACTTGTTTTGCCCCCAACAGGTGCTGTAGTTGGAGGAAAAAGAGTATTTGGAGAAATGGCATATTATTCAGAAGAAGACATCTTTACAATTCGTGATGTTCTTGCTACAATACATACAGGAAGACCAAGGAAAGATGGAAGAATTAATTCAAGAAAAAATGTTCCTACAGAAAAGGACTTGCGTTCTTTGCTTGGAGATGCTATGATGTTATATACCAAAACAAAAAGTGGGGAATTTATCCCTATTTGGACAGAAGAAACGTGGTGAATTATGTCTGACAAGACAACGGTATCGGTAACACTTGGTTATACTTTAAATTTAGGAAATTTTCAAAGTTTGAGACTAGATCTAGGATGCACTGACTTCCTTCGTGAAGGCGAAGATGAAGACAAGGCTATGGAAAGAGTATATAACTTTATTGAAAATAAACTAGTTAATAAAATTGAGGAAGCCAAGAAAGAACTAGAGTAGTGGCACAGAAGCAATTACGACATGCATTACTTACAAGATATAAAAAATTGGCTATTTCTAATAGCATTGATTCTAATATTAATATTCACATAGAGCAGTGGGCTGCCGATTCTTTAATTGAGTCATATGGTTTAGATATGTGCTATGAGTTGTTAGATTATTATTTTAGAATATCAGAGACTCCTAGTTGGAAATGGTTTGCTAATAACGCAGATAAGTTATACAAGAACTTGCAAGGTAAGAAAGAAGATGATAGAATTAGGACAGTACTTCGTGAACAAGCAAAAGATTGGTTAAATAAATAATGTCAGCAGAATTAGAAGGTAAAGTATTATCTGCTGTATTAAAAGATAAACAAGTACACATATTATTACAAGCAAATCCAGATGCTTTGTTTAAAACCCATAAAGATGTTTGGGATTTTATTAGAACATATCAAGAACAAAATAGTACAGTTCCGCCAATTAATTTGGTAATAGAAAAATTTAGAGATTTTAATCCTCTTGGAGAAATTGGTGGTACAAAACACCATTTAGAAGAATTAAGAACAGAACATTTACAAAGTAGTTTAAGTAATGTACTCATGGATACAGCGGGAAAGTTAAAGTTAAATCAGCCAGTAGAAGCATTAAATAGTATTATTTCTAAAACTGCTGATCTAAAAAGAATTACTGCAGAAATTAGAGACATTGATGCTGTAGATGTAGATGATGCTGTAGCATATTATGAGCACGTAAAGGAGATGCATGATAAAGGTATTCACGGTATTCAAACAGGGCTTGCAGGTTTTGACAACTATCTTCCTGCGGGTATTACTGCTGGTCAGTTTGGCATTCTTCTTGCTTATCCTGCTATTGGTAAGTCTTGGCTCGCACTTTTTATGGCTGTTCAAGCATGGAAGAATGGAAGAAAACCATTATTTATCTCGTTAGAAATGACAGAGTCAGAGGTTCGTAATCGTGCTTATACAATTATGGGTCAAGGAATGTGGTCTCATAGAAAACTAAGTTCTGGAATTGTAGATACTGAATCATTTAAGAATTGGGGAAAGACTCACTTAGAAAGAATGCCATCATTTCACATTGTTTCTAATGATGGACTAGGAGAAGTGTCTCCATCAATTTTGCGGGGTAAGATAGATCAATATAATCCTGATATAGTATTCGTTGACTATATTCAATTAATGCAATCAAATAATTATACTGATAATGAAGTAGTAAAAATTAAAAATATATCTAGAGAATTAAAGATCCTTGCTATATCTGCACAGGTTCCTATAGTTGCAATTGCTTCTGCTACCCCAGATGATGCTACAGACATGTATACAGTTCCGTCATTAGGGCAGGTAGCCTGGTCTAGACAGTTAGCCTATGATGCTGATTGGGTATTGGCATTAGGTCGTGCAGCAGGAAGTAGTATTTTAGAGTGCGTATTTAGAAAGAATAGGCATGGATTTTGTGGAGATTTTATGATTGATATTGATTTTGATAGCGGTAGGTTTATGTATAAAGATAATGAGCCTTCTTCATAAATAACGTTGATATAATTATGGTATGTCGTATAGCCATAAAAAAATACAACAGTTTTACTTAGAAGGTGAAATCTTTGATGATTCTCATATCTCTAGGTTAAAAGATCAATATGTATTTATGCTTGTAAACGGCATGAGAAGTAAAGGATATGTTCCTAGATATGATATTGACACAGACTTTACTATAAGTTATAATGGTAAGACATTTGATTTTAAATTATCAGTTTATGGGGTTTATGTTGGAAAGGTTAAAGCAAAATGCATTCTAGGCATAGACAAAAATACGACAATAATGTTGAATACTACACAGAAACTCAGATCAGAAGAAGTCTTTTAGCCTCTGGCATAGAGATAGTTTCAGAAGTAGATATAGACTTTATTATATTTTGTCCATTTCATAATAACTCAAGAACACCTGCTGGAGAAATTCACAAAACAAACGGAATGTTTTATTGCTTTGCTTGTCAGGAAACTAAAGAACTAACAGAAGTTATAATGCAAGCCTCTGGTAGATCATACTTTGAAGCAGCAAGACTTATAGACTCTAAGTCTGATAATAAAAATTTAGTTGAGGTATTGCAAGAAACATTAGATAAGATTGTAGAGTTTCAAGAGTATGATTTATCTATGATAGAAAGATTAAATGAGAATGCTTTAAACTCTAGTAGAGCAGCAACATATTATAAGTCTAGGAAGATAACTAAAGATAGTGTATTAAAATATAAACTTGGATTTTCAGAAAAACAAGATATGGTTACTATACCTGTTTATTCTCCAGATGGATTATGTTTAGGGTTTGTTGGAAGATCCATAGAGGGAAAAGTTTTTAAAAATACTCCTGGTCTTCCTAAAAGTAAAACTTTATTTAATTTACAAAGGGCAAAAAGACACGATAAGGTTTTTGTTGTAGAGTCTTCATTTGATGCTATTAGACTAGAGCAAGTAGGGGTGCATGCAGTAGCAACACTTGGAGCAACAATATCTAAAGAACAAAGAAAACTTTTAAAACAATATTTTAATCAGGTTATTGTTTTAGGAGATAATGATGAGGCTGGACAAAATATGTCTAAAAAAATGATATCTTTTTTTGGATCAGGATGCATAGCACCAACGCTTCCAGAGGGAATAAAAGATGTGTCAGATTTATCAGACGAAGATTTAAAAAACTTTGTAAATAGATTTGACGACATGCTGTCCACTGTGCTACAATAATATAACGCTCATATACAGAGCAAATACTAAGGAGAAAAAGTATGTCAATTATTAAAGGGTTAAAGAATATCGAAGCAGTTATTGATAAACCAAAATCAAATGCTTCAGGAGAAAAAGTAACTTGGCTTAAGTTAGAAGATGGTCAAAGTTCTCAAATAAGATTCGTTAGCGAATTAGATGCAGACTCCCCACACTATGAAGAAAAGCGTGGCGTTGCAATTGTTGTAAGTGAACACTCAAATCCAGATGACTATAAACGTAAAGCAGCATGTACTGCTGATACACAAGGTCGTTGTTTTGGATGTGAAATGTTTAGAAAGAATCCAAAAGGTGGTTGGAGAGCACGTCTTCGTTTCTACTGTAACGTATTAGTAGATAATGGAATTGATGCACCTCATATTGCTGTTTGGAGTATGGGTGTAAGCAAGGCTGCAACATTTAACACAATTAGAGAATACATGTCAGATTCAACCAGTATCTCAAATATGGTTTGGAAATTAAAAAGAAATGGAAAAGGAACAGAAACAAATTATGTTCTACTTCCAATGAAACAAGATTCAGAACCATTTAACTGGGGATCATATGAATACCCTAATCTTGAAAAAGTTGTTAGAGAAGTTCCGTATGCAGAACAAGAAAACTTCTTTATTGGCTTTAGTAATGAAGCAACCTCAGCGTCTGTTGACTGGTAAGTAACTGAAAGGCTATGGCTTGAATTACGTTCCTTTACACGTTCATACACACTATTCATTAATGGATGGTGTTGCAACTCCAGAAGAGTATTGTAAACGTGCAAAACAAAACGGCATGACAGCCATAGCCATTACAGATCATGGTGCACTATCTGGACATCGTCCTATGTATCGTGCTGCAAAAGAGCAGGGTATAAAGCCAATCCTTGGCATAGAAGGATATATTACTAATGATAGATTTGATCAAAGAGATAAAAAAGCAAGAGCAGGAGATCCTTTAGATTTAGTTTACAATCATATTGTTATTCTTGCTAAGAATCAACAAGGGTTAGAAAATTTAAATAGATTAAATGAAATAGGTTGGACAGAAGGATTTTATAAAAAACCTAGAATTGATTTTGAAGTATTAGAAAAACACAAAGAAGGCTTGATTGTTCTATCAGCCTGCATGTCTGGTCTTATTGCGAAGGCTTTAGAGTTTAAAGAATATGCTGTTGCAAAAAAACATCTTAAGTGGTTTAAAGAAGTTTTTGGTGAAGATTTTTATGTTGAATTAATGCCTCACAATTCTAAAGAACTTAATAATGAATTATTAGAACTAGCAGACTCTATGGATATAAAGTCTGTAGTTACACCAGACTGTCATCACGCAAGTACAGATCAAAAAATAATTCAAGAAATTATGTTGTTGTTAAACACTCATGCAAAACTACAAAAAGATGCTAAGTTTGAAAAGTCTCAAAAGATAGACAATGTTATGAAACGTTTAGACTATTTGTATGGTGAAGATAGACCAATGTCTTTTAGATCTTTTGACATACACCTACTTTCATATGATGAAATGAAGCAGGCTATGAATATGCAGGGTATAACTAGAGAAGATATATATACTAACACTTTAGATATAGCAGATAAGATAGAAGATTATGATATTAAATCTGGATTAGATTTATTGCCTACAAAAATAGATAATCCTCATATGGGATTAGTAGATTTAGCATTAAAAGGTTTAACAGAAAAAGGATTATATGATATTCCAGAGTATAGAGAAAGAATGCAAGAAGAGTTAGATATCATTAGAGATAAAAATTTTTCTCCTTATTTTTTAATTGTAAGTAATATGCTTAACTGGGCAAAGAGCCAAGGAATTTTAGTAGGTCCAGGTCGTGGATCGGCTGCTGGTTCTTTAGTTTGCTATGCACTTGGAATAACAGATATTGATCCAATAAAGTATGGTCTTTTGTTTTTTAGATTTGTTAACCCAGATAGAAATGATTTTCCAGATATTGATTCTGATATTGCAGATAATAGAAGAGATGAACTTAAAATGTATCTTGAGTCTCAATATCAAAATGTAGCATCTATTGCAACATTCTTAATGTTTAAAGGAAAGGGTGTAGTAAGAGATGTTTCTAGAGCATTCAATATACCTTTGTCAGAAGTAAATAAGGTTTTAAAAACTGTTGACGATTGGGATGATTTTATAAAATCTAAAAATGCTCAATGGTTTAGATTAAAATACCCAGATGTTGTTAAGTATGGAGAGCAGTTGCGTGGTCGAATTAGAGGTACAGGAATTCATGCTGCTGGTGTTGTGACAGCAAAAGAACCTATTTTTAAATATGCACCACTTGAAACTAGATCATCACCTGGAAGTAAAGAAAGAATTCCAGTAGTTGCTGTTGATATGGAAGAGGTAGCAGATATTGGTTTGATTAAACTAGATGTTTTAGGATTAAAAACTTTAACTGTTATTGATGATACATTAAAAGTAATTAAAAAAAGACATAAGATAAATATTGATTTAAAAGAAATTCCATTAGATGATCCTAAAGTTTATGAAATGCTTTCTGATGGAAGAACAAAAGGAGTGTTTCAATGTGAAGCAACTCCTTATACAAACCTATTAGTTAAAATGGGTGTAAATAATTTAGACGAATTGGCTGCCTCTAATGCACTTGTTAGACCAGGAGCAATGAATACAATTGGTAAATCATATCTTGCAAGAAAGCATGGTAGAGAAATAACAGAATACATTCATCCTATTATGCAAAATTTTACTAAAGATACATATGGTTGTGTTTTATATCAAGAACAAGTTATGCAGGCTTGTGTTTATCTTGGTGGCATGACAATGTCAGAAGCAGACAAGGTACGTAAGATTATTGGTAAGAAAAAAGATGCAAAAGAATTTGATGAATTTAAAGACAGATTTGTCACTGGTGCATCAAAACATATTACCCCATTCAAAGCAGAGGGTCTATGGCACGATTTTGAGGCACATGCAGGCTATTCATTTAATAAGTCACACGCAGTTGCTTACTCAACTTTATCATACTGGACTGCTTGGTTAAAGTACTACTACGGTATTGAGTTTATGTATTCTTTATTAAAAAATGAACAAGATAAAGATGCTAGAACAGAATATCTAATTGAGGCAAAGCGAATGGGAATTGCATTAAAGTTACCACATATTAATGAATCTGATAGTGATTTTAAGATCGAGGGTAAAGGAATAAGAATAGGACTATCTGCTATCAAGTGGATATCAGATGGAATATCTTCTAAGATCATAGATAAAAGACCTTTTGAAACATATAAACAATTTTCAGATTTTGTTTTTACAAAAGGTAGTGGTGTAAACTCAAGAGCAATTGCAGCACTTAACGCAGTAGGAGCATTAACATTTCCTGATAACACAAGGGATGAAGTTTCTATTAGAGAAAATTTATATGAGTATTTAAATTTGCCAGAATTTAAAACAACAGTTCCACAACATTACTATGCATATATAGATGACGTAGAAGATTTTGATGAGGTTGGTGTATTTATTTTAATGGGAGTAATTAAAAATATTAAAAGAGGAAAGGGTTGGTCTCGTGTAGAAATAATGGATGCAACAGGAATGCTTGGTATATTTGATGATGAAGATACAAAAATTGAACCAGGTAAAACATATATTTTAGCAGTAGCAAATAATAGAATTATGGAAGCAGTTCCTGTAGATGAAGTTAAAGATTCATTGAGCAATCCATTAATTAAATTCTTAAATTATAAAACACTTCCCTATAGCGGAGAAGAGTATTATGTGCTATCATTTAAACCTAGAACAACAAAAGCAGGAAAGAAAATGGCTAACATGATAGTTGCAGATACAAGTAGAGATATGAAATCAATAGTTATATTTCCAGCAAAATATTCAGAAGGCTTTATGAAGTGTGAGCCAGGTAAGGCTAAAAAGATGACTTTTGAAACAGCAAAAGATGGAACAGAAGTCCTAAGAGAAGTTATAAACGGATAGAAAGATAGGTATATGAAAACAATAGAAATAGAAGATTTCTTATCTCAATTAAATCCTGAGTTAAGGAAAAGAGTTAGCAATGCAACAGATATAGAAGTTCATAAACAAAAAACACCAAGTATAAGTCTTAACAATGCACTTAAGGGTGGCTTTGCATACGGTAGACAGGTTTTAGTTTGGGGTAATAAGTCTGCTGGTAAGTCTTCTTTTTGTTTACAAATGATTGGTGAAGCACAAAAAGAAGGAAAGTTATGTGCATGGATAGATGCTGAGCAATCTTTTGATCCAGAGTGGGCTAAAAAACTTGGCGTAGATACAGATAAATTAGTATACTCTGCTGCAAGAACTATTAATGATATGGTAGATGTTGCTACTCAATTAATGAAAGCAAAGGTAGACATTATAATAGTAGATTCTATATCTGCATTATTACCTGCTATATATTTTGAAAAAGATTCTGATGAACTAAAGGCTTTAGAAAACACTAAACAAATAGGTGCAGAAGCCAAAGATATGACTAATGCTGTAAAGATGCTTAACTATGCAAATAATCAAGATGGTCAAACATTGTTGGTACTAATTTCACAATTAAGAAATAACATTGGTGCGATGTATGCATCTCATATGCCAACAGGTGGTTTAGCCGTTAAGTTTTTCTCTAGCACTGTAGTAAAACTATGGTCAAGTGACTCTGATAACAATGCGTTAAAGTCAAAGATTACAGTAGGAGATAAATTAATTGAAGGCAAGGTTGGTAGAAAAGTTAACTGGCACATTGATTTTAATAAAACTGGACCAGGATTTCTTGCTGGAGAATATGATTTTTATTTTGATGGAGATACCATCGGGGTAGATAAGGTAGCAGATCTTGTAGACACTGCAGAACTTTTAGGCATTATTGAAAAAGGTGGGGCTTGGTATACAGTTCTTGGTGAAAGACTACAGGGCAGAGCAAAGGTAATTGAATACCTAAAAGACAATCCAGAGAAATTAAAAGAACTTGAATCAACAATTAAATAACAAATATACTTTATATCCTGGTAAGTTTATTTGCCATACATGTAAAGCAATAGCAGCAACAGCAAGGATGTATAAAGAAACACAAGAGTTAACGTGGATGTGTGCTGAAAAGCATTTGTCTAAAGTTTCTTTTAACGTAAGAGGATATTGATGAGTGAGCGTAGCGAGTTAAAGCGAATCGGTGCTAAACCACATGTCAATTCAGGTAGAGGACCAGTCAAGGCTGATGGATCATTGGATGACTTCGTTGTAGATGTCAAGGAATATTCCAAATCCTATTCTGTCAGCCAAGACTCTTGGGCTAAGATTGTATCAGACACAATGAAAGTAGATAGAAAAAAGGATCCAGCACTTATGGTAGTTTTAGGCGAAGGAAATAAAAAAGTTCGTCTTGCTATAATAGAGTGGGAAGTATTCGAACAGTTGAGAGAGAGCAATGGAAACAACAGTTGATATATTAAATAAAGTATCTGTGTTAAATGACATTTCTGAATATATGAAAGACGAAGAGTTAACTAATGCATTAGTAGTAGTTGCTAAATTAATTTCAAACCCAGATATCCCTCCAGCAAAGGCTACATTATTAATAACTCAGTTACAAGCATATTCTGCAAAGTTTGGAATGCTTGCATCTTGGTACTCTCATGTAAAAAAAGATGAAAGAGTAAAGAAAAATTTATATTATTCTGCTAGAGAAGCAATAGATAAACTAGTTGATGCTCTTAAATATAGTGTAAGGACTTACTAATGAGTAAAAGGCTGGTAAATAAAATTAATACAAAAGATTCAAATTCAATAAATATAAACTCTAATGATATTATTAAAAAAATACATGAGGGGTATGAGGCTCAAAGCAAAATAAAAGATGGAGTAAGAGTAAGAAAAGGATTTACAGCATCTGGATTAACTTATGGTGCTGGTCATTGTCCAAGAATGTGGTACTTGTGGTTTGAGGGAAATGAAGCAAAATCAAATAATGACTGGTATTCAGTAGCAAACATGGACTCTGGAAACGATAGACATACTAGAATTCAAGAGGCTATGGATACTGCAGGTATCTTGATTACAAAAGAAGCGATATTAAAAAACGAAGATCCAGTTATATCTATGAGGACAGATGCAATAATAAAGTGGGAAGATCAAGAAATTCTTACTGAAATTAAAACTATGTCTGAAGATTCATTTCAAAGAGCATATAAGCCTAGAAGATATCATATAGAACAATTATTAATCTATATGCGGGTAATGAGAAAAACATTTGCATACTTAATATATGAATCAAAGAATAGCCATGAGATGAAGTTTTTTGATATTCATATAAATCAAAAATATAAAGACTTTACTAATTACTTATGGGACTGGATGAAAAAAGTTCAAAAGGCTTTTGATGATCAAACCCTTCCTGAAAATCCTTATAGAAATAAATATAACTCAAAGGTTTGTAAGTCATGTGATTTTTTTGAAGCATGTCAAACTAAGCCTGAAGGTGTTATTAAAATTGAGGCTAGGAAAGAACTTGAATGATAAAGATATGCCAGTGGTGCGAAAAGGAGTTTAAGTCTGTTAGCAAAAATCAGATTTATTGTAAATCAGAATGTCGCATTGAGTCAACTAAACAAAAAATTACTCAAAGATATCAAACCTCTAAGTTTAAAAATAGAATTGGTAAAGAAAGAAGATGTGCTGGAGGTTGTGATACTTTGTTAAGTGTTTACAATGATGCTGGTTTTTGTGATAACTGTTTGGTAAATAACAAGAAGGTAGACAAATTTATAAAAGACATAAAGGATTATTTTGATTATGAAAAAAAATAAACTTTTATATGTTGGACATCCTAAAAGTATTTTAGCAATAGATGCCTCTACTAACTCTATGGCTTTCTCTGTTTATGTAGAAAAAAAGTTAGTTAAGTTTGGAAAGATTAACTTTCATGGTAATCATGTTTATGAAAAAGCAGGGGATGCATGCAAAAAACTTATACCTTTTCTAAAAGATTTTGATGTAGAAGCAGTTGTTATTGAGTCTGCAATATATACAAACTCACAAAAAACCGCTATGTACTTGGCTTTAGTTCAAGGAGCAATTATTGGATCAGTACAAGTTTATGGAAATAGAAATGTTGTTTCTTGTTCTCCTGTTGCTTGGCAAAATTGGATTGGAAATAAAAAGTTAAGTAAAGAAGAAAAACAAGTTATTAGGAATGCTAGCCCTGATCATTCATTTTCTTGGTATAAACAAAAAGAAAGAGAGTTCAGAAAAGCAAGAACTATAAAATATGTAAACATAAATTTTGATATAAATACAGATGATGATGATGTTGCTGATGCTATAGCAATAGGTTGGTATGCAACTAATAATTGGAATAAACTAGTAAATGAACCTAAAAACATTGACAAGGCTCAGGGTTAGTGATAGAATGAAACTGTATACAAATAAGGCTTGGCTAACTAAAAGGGTTATAAATGATAAAAAGACTCCTGAAGATATTGCAAAAGAATGCGGATGCAGTACAGAGACTATCTATGTATACATGGCAAAATTTAATATTAAAAAAACGAAGAGGAAATAATGGCTGAGTATAAGACTCCAAACTTTGAAAAAGAACTAGAAGATAGAATGAAGTTTATTCGTGATATCTCAACCCAAGCACCTGCGGGTAGAAAGATCTTGGATGAATGTTTAGATATAGCAGAACTACTTATTAAAAAGAATCAATCATATGGTAGTTCATATAGCCATCCTATAAATATATTTAGTAAGTCTACCCCAAAAGAACAGATATTTATTCGTATTGATGATAAACTTAATAGAATACACAAGGGCAAAGAGTATGCTTCTGAAGATACTATTTTAGATCTTATTGGATACCTTGTATTATTAAGGACATTAGATGACAACAGATGATTTAGTAAAACACTTAGACCTTGTAAACCAAGTTGCTTCTGAGTACTTAAAAGGTTTTGATGCTTCTCAAATTTCAAACACCTTGGATATTCCACGCCCAAGAGTTATGGCACTGCTTAACGATTGGCGTTCTTTAGTTTCAAATAATCAAGCCATTCATGCAAGAGCAAAAGAAGCACTTGCTGGAGCAGATCAACACTACTCATCTTTAATTAGAAAAACATATGAAGTTATAGATGCCGCAGACTCTACTGCAAATCTAACAGCAAAAACAACCGCTATCAAACTGATAGCAGATATTGAAAGTAAAAGACTTGAGATGCTGCAAAAAGCGGGGTTGTTAGATAATAAAGAAATAGCAGAACAAATTATTGAAATGGAAAGAAAGCACGACATATTAATTAAAATACTAAAAGATATTGCTTCATCTCATCCTGAAATAAGGGAAGAAATTGTAAAAAGACTTTCAGAGATTCAAACTGAGGTGATTGTAATTGACAATTGATTTTAGTGATTTTATAGAAGCATTGGATGAAAGTCCTTTTTTAGAAAACCCAGTAGATGTTAGAACATTTGTTACAGGTAAAGATTATTTAAATCAACCAGAGTTATCTGAATATCAATATACTCTTGTAGAATGTATGAGCCAAATATATAAAGAAGAAGATGTTGAAAGATGGTTGGGTAAAGAAGAAGGAAAAGATCATTATAAAAAATATACTAAGCAAGAAGTTATTCTTATGTGTGGAAAAGGTAGTGGTAAAGATCATACTTCTACTATTGGTTGTGCTTATATTGTATATAAACTATTATGTTTAAAAGATCCATCAAGATATTTTGGCAAGCCATCTAACGATGCTATAGATTTGATTAACGTAGCGGTAAACGCTCAACAAGCGAAGAACGTATTCTTTAAAGGCTTTAAATCAAAGATTGAAGGATCTCCTTGGTTTGCTGGAAAGTATGAAGCAAAGGTAGATAATATAGAATTTAATAAATCAATTACAGTTTACTCTGGACATTCTGAGCGTGAATCAGCAGAAGGATTAAACTTAATTTTAGCAGTACTAGATGAAATCTCTGGATTTTCAATGGAAACTTCTTCAGGAAATGATCAGGGTAAGACAGCAGATAACTTATATAAAGCATTTAGAGGATCTGTAGATTCACGTTTTCCAGATTTTGGTAAAGTAATACTATTATCTTTTCCTAGATTTAAAGGTGATTTTATTTCTCAAAGATATGAAGATGTGGTTGCAGAGAAAGAAACTACATTAAGAACTTATGAGTTTACAATAAACCCACTACTTAGCGATGATGATACAAATAATAAGTTTCAAATAGAATGGGATGAAGATCATATCATATCTTATAAGTACCCTGGAGTTTTTGCTTTACGTAGACCAACGTGGGAAATGAATCCAACTAGAAAAATTGAAGATTTTAAATTAGCATTTTTTACAGATCCTTCAGATGCTTTAATGCGTTTTGCCTGTATGCCAACAGTTTCATCAGATGCATTTTTTAAATCAAGAGAGAAAATAGAAAAAGGTTTGTCTAATAGAAACCCATTAGATAGCGTTAGAAGATTTGATATTAACTTTAAACCAAATCCAGATACAGTTTATTATGTTCACGCAGATCTTGCACAAAAGCATGATAAGTGTGCAGTTGCAATAAGCCATGTTGATAAGTGGGTAAGTGTACAATCTTTTAATGACTATGAACAAATTGTTCCATTTGTTGTAGTAGATGCTATTGCTTGGTGGGAGCCACATCGTGAAGGACCAGTAGACTTAAGTGAAGTAAAGAATTGGATTATAGATTTAAGAAGACAAGGATTTAATTTAGGATTAGTAACTTTTGATCGTTGGCAATCATTTGATATCCAACAAGAATTAAAGCAGGTAGGGATAAAGACTGAAACTTTATCTGTAGCGAAGAAACATTATGAAGATTTAACTATGTTGTTTTATGAAGAAAGATTAGTAGCCCCACATATAGATATATTATTAGAAGAATTATTAGAACTTAGAATTATAGGAAATAGGGTAGATCATCCTCGTAAAAAATCAAAAGACTTGGCTGATGCTATGTGTGGATCAGTTTATAACTCTATATCAAATACAGAAAGAAATAGAATTAAAGAAATAGATATTCATACTTGGTCTCAGGGCGGTACAGACTCAGACAATGCAGATGATTTTTTTCCAGATAAGATTAAAGGTAGTTCCTTAGATTGGAACGGAGGGTACCGTCTTGTCTGATGAAGAAGATTTAAGCGATATCATTTTAAAACTAATAGAAATGGGTGCATTAGAAGTTAGAGGATATGATGATGTAAGCAATCAGTTTATTTATAATCTAACCCCCCAGTGTCAAGAGTTAATGCCAGAGTTATTTGATGAACACTTTAAGATGATTAATGAACTAGCCTTCAAATTATGGTCAAAGGAACTAATAGAAATGACCTTTGATAAAAACGGTATTCCAATGGTTATGCCTAAAGATATAGAACATACAAGATCTATTATGTATACCCTGCCAGATGAAGAAAGATTCTTTCTAGAGAACCTTATAAATAAGTATGAAAAAGACATGAAAGAATAGTGATATAATTTTATTATGCCTTACGATATTATAAGAAATGGTCCAGGATGCAATGGCGGCTATGCCGTTGTAGGACCTTCAGGTGCACTTGGGTGCCATAAAACAAGAGGCTCTGCTATTCAACAACAACGTGCTTTATATGCAGCAGAAGCAGATAGTAAAAAAGTTGTAAAAGCAGAAGAGTGGGAAGGTAAGCCACTATACGATGAATTGTCAGATGCAGAAAGAATGCTTGCAGATTCATTATTAAAGTTAGCACAAGAGGCAGGACCTCTTGATAAAGCAGAAGGAATTTGGGTTGGCTATGTAGATGGTGAAAATAATGAAAATAATTCCATAGGAGTAAACTGTGGAAACTGTGCACTACATAAATCATCAGTTGCTTGTGCAATATTAGAAATGCCAATTGAAGAAGAAGGTGCCTGCAGATTTGCAGTAATACCAGATGGATATGTCACCGTAGGAAACGATAACTCAGATGACATGAACGATGATTTTGATATGTCAAAGGCTTCACTTGCAGATTTAGATTTAAGACCAACAGACTCAATGGCAAACAATGCTCGTAGAGGTTTAGAATTAAGAAGAAAATTTGGTCGTGGCGGTACAGCAGTTGGAGTTGCTCGTGCTCGTGATCTTATGAATAAAAATAAATTAAGTCCAAGTACAGTACTAAGAATGTATTCTTTCTTTTCTCGTCACGAAGTAGACAAGCAAGGTAAAGATTGGAACAACTCAGAAAGACCATCTAATGGAAAAATTGCTTGGCTTCTATGGGGTGGCGATTCAGGATACGCATGGGCTACATCAAAAAGAAATGCAATTATGAGAATCAGATCACAAAAATCTGATGGTGTTTGGATAGATTCTCCATTTAGTTTACAAAAATATATTGACAAAACCGACTTTGAACTGTAGAATAGAATAGTCGAAAGGTTAGTGATGAATAGTGAAAAATCTGTTGAGGTTTTACAATCTTTGCTTCAGTATTATCGTGCAAAGTGCTCCCAACTTGAGTATGAGTTTCTTCTCTTCAAAGTTAATACCGAACTTAAACTTAAAGAATCAAAAACCAAAGAATAAAAATAAAGGTAAATCTCAAATGAAAAACTTAATAGATAAAGATAGTGTCAATGTTGCTATAGTAAATGATAAAGCATATTGGGTACACAACAATACATTCTATACTGCAGTAATAATGGAAAATGGAGAGATAGATGCAGACAATGCATCCCCTGTAGATGTTTTTACCGCTTCTAAAAAAGAGGCTAAAAATCTTTTAAAGATCCTAGATTCACTTAAAGAAAAATAAAATACATGTATTCTAACCCAATCTATTATGTCCTACTAGGCATATCCTTTATAAGTTTTTGTAGTTATATTTATAATGTCAGGGAAGCAAAGAAATTAAAAAATATTGAACTTATAGATGTAACAACCATTGACAACAAAGCATATTGGATGTATAATAATAAGTTATACTGTGGAGACATTTATAATAACTCTATAAAAGGTAAAAGTGCTATAGAGATAGATACCTTTGGTATGAAGCCAAAAGACGTAGAAGAAATGGTCAGGAATTTTAAATGATAATAGTTGTAGAGGGAACAAAAGGTTTCTCTGACTATGAAATTTTTATGAGAGCAATGGGCGTTGCTTTATCTAATGCAGTTGTGAATAATGAGATTCAAGTATGGTCTGCAGGTCCTCATAAAATAAATAATTTTACTGCAGCATTTTGTAACTCATCTGAAAACTATTTAAAACAAAAAGGATTTAAAGTTACTTTTTCAAAAACAAGTCCAGTTTGGATCGCTCAAAACTTGTCTTACGTTAATTACTTTGCTTTTTTCAGTTTACCTAAAGAATCATTATCCAGACTTGTGCAGCAAGCACAACAAGTAGAAAGTTGCGAAGTTGGAATTTTTAGATATTAGTCTTAACAATTGGTCTATTATAGTATTTTTCTTTTATGCAATATTTTTAATTTGTATGACCTTAGCAGTTTTTGGGGGTCGTGGAAATAGATTATTGTTTTCGTTTATAGTTATAACTTTTGTACTATATAATACAACATTGTTTTTATATGGATTATCAACGTCACAAATAGGTTTTATTCTTATAGTAGTGTTTCAGTTTTTTCTTACCCTTCTTACTTTTATATATTTAAATAATGATGTACCAGCACTAGGAGATAAGGGTTTTATTGATGAGGATTAATGGTTTTAGTAAGATGGAAAGTATAGTAAAGTCTAATCCAGATCTTAGTTGGGATAACTGGTGCGTAGTTGTTGAAACAGAAGATGATGGGTACTATACTAAAAACGGAGTGTTTAAAGATAAAAAGTGGAAAAGTCAATATAGATTTGAAATGGTGGATTACGGTGTGTGGGAAATTCCAGATAGGTTTCTAACACATGTACAAGTTTAATGATAACGCACAGTGTCTTAATATGGACACAAATTTATTTTTTGATAAATACGAAGAAGATAAAAATGTATCTGTTGTTGTTGACGCATTGTGCGTTAGGTGTCCAGCACAAAGACAATGCCTTGCCTACGCAGTCAGTAACCAAGAATGGGGAGTTTGGGGTGGAGTTTATTTTGAGGGTGGAAAGATATCTAAAGAGTTTAATTCTCATAAAACAAAAGAAGACTGGTTTAATGTTTGGTCTGGTATTGTAATGGATGCTAACTAATGTATACATCACTAATGAAAAAAGCAGTTCGTTCTTTTAAAGTACCAAAAGATTTTAAGATAGACATACTTGACTATGATACCTTTCTTACGATACAATTTTATGAGAGCCAGTGGAAACATTACACTGACACAGAAAGATTTCAATGCATACAATACTTAAATAAAGTAAAGGGTGCATTGGAAAATCTAGGGGCAAAGGTTGCATTAGACCCTATCCTAGATGTAAAATATCCGAGCAAGTAGAATCAGAGAGAGGTAAAAATATGCCAGCAATTACAACAATTGTAGGTAATTTAGTTAGAGATCCAGAAGAAAAAAGTTTTGGACCTGACAAGAACGTAACAAACATCCGTGTTGCCTGTACAGACCGTATGCCAGATGGCAAGGGTGGATGGAAAGATGGAGATACAGCATTTTATAACGTATCTGCATGGAGAAGCCTAGGAAAATATATGGCTTCTTCACTAAAAAAGGGCGATAGAGTTATCGTTCAAGGTAAAATCAAATACCATGAATTTAAAAAAAGTGATGGTAGCAATGGTCATGCTTATGAAATTGAAGCATCTGATCTTGGTATATCCTTAAATGCTAAAACAGCAAAGGGCGGTAGTGAAACAACTACTATCAATACTACATCTAATGAATCAAATCCTTGGGAATCATAAGGCTATAATTAGATAGTATAATTGTAGAGGGTAGAGAAATCTGCCCTCTATTTTATTTATTAGGAGACAATAAATGGGAATGTATATTCAAGAAAAAGATGATAAAGTAAAACAATCATTTAAGCCTAAAAAATGGCAGCCAATGATATTAAATGGAAAAGATGCAATTGTTCCTACAGAAGCAGGTAAATGCTTTTGGGAAGCACAACTACATTTGACCTTACCTAAAACAGGTAGACCAACATATGTAAAGATGAACTACTCAAGAGACTATAAAGGTAAAAACGATACCACTGGAACAAATACATACGCTATTCCAGCAGATGTAGAATCTGTACAGTTTACACTCTCATGGTACTTTAATGCTAAACCAGACACACCAATTTCGTGTATGGTTTATCACAATGGATCAACAGACATTGTTTCTGAAATAAGACAATTCAAAGGAATGATATTATAATGGCATCACCAATTAAAGATGGAAAGATTACAACAGCATACAAAAAACTAGGTAAGATGTGGTCGAAAGGCTATCATACTGGGGTCGACTATGCAGTTAAGACAGGAACACCAGTACTTGCAGTTGCAGATGGAAAGATTGAACCAGCAAGTTGGGGAAAATCTTATGGAACTCAAGCAGTACAAAAAGTTGAAGGCGGATGGGTAATTTATGCACATCTATCAAAACTTGATGTAAAAGCAGGAGATAAAGTAACCAAGGGTCAACAAATTGGATTAAGTGGAAACACAGGAAACTCTTCTGGACCACACTTACATTTTGAAATGCGTGACAACATTCGTTGGTCAGCAGGAAAAGATTTAGATCCAACAGCAATTCTTAACTCATAATATATTATATTTTTAAATAATAAAGTATAATGTAAGTAGGCATATATTGCCTTGGAGTGAAAAGGAATTAATAAAAGAAGACTTAAAATAAGAGCAATGCTTTTAGCACCATTGTTATTAGCATTGTTCTTTTCTTTTGTACCCCAAACTAATGCAAACGTAGCACCTTGTGATACTTATCAAGTAAACGGTGGCGATCAAGCATTCTTAATGAATTTAAATACACCTCTTGAATGGGGTGGAACAGTTTATACAAATAATATTTATGTAAGTCCAAAAGGAACTATTACATTTGGTGTAGGAGATTATACATTTTGGACTTTCCCACCAAGTCCATCTATATCAATTGGATCTTGGGATTACCATGCATTTGCTAATACACCAGGTGCTCAGTGGGATCCTGGTTGGGGTGTAGGAAAAGATTTATATGTAAGATATGGATCAACTGCAACATCTATATGTGTTGATTGGAAAGTAATGTTGTGGGGTCAAACAACTGGAGATCCTGTTTATATTAGAATGTTAGCAGAAGTAAATCCAGTTAATTATACTTGGACTCCAACTTATCAAGTAAGTTCTAATGCACCAGCAGGTGCAAGATATGGTGCTAGATATGTTCAGAATGGTCAAGTTTTTCCATTAAGTGTTCAAACCATTACAGAGCCACCCGCTCCAAGTCCTACGCCAACTCCTACGGAAACTCCTACGCCTACTCCAACACCTACACCAACACCTACTGAAACACCTTCAGAAAGCCCTACACCTACTCCTACGCCTACAGAAACAGTAGAGCCTAGTCCAGAGCCAACTCCTACAGAAACTCAGAGTCCAAATCCTGATCCAGTTGGTCCAGGTCCAACTGAAGAACCTGTTGTTGTACCAACTGACGAACCAGTAGAAGAAGTCCAAGAAGAAACGCCAGTGGAAGAAGAACAAGTTTTAGAACCTTCACCTGAACCAACTCCTTTAGAAGAAATTATAGCAGTTGAAGAAGAAATGAATAATGCAATTGAAGAACTATTGGTTAATGAAGAAGAAATTACAGATGAACAGTTAGAAAACATTGCAGAATTATTAATTCAAAACTATGAAGTAGATGAAGCAATGCCAGTAGCAGATTTAATTGAAGGATTAAATGATGAGCAAACTTTAGAATTTTTAGAACAATTAGATGAGAATCAAATAATTGAATACCGTGAAGGTGTTGAATTAGAAGCAGGTGTTGCAGTTGTATTTGAACAACTGTCAGACCCTGCAGCCTTATTAGGAGAGTTTGTATCAGATCCAGGACAAGTGTTAGAAGCACTTGGACAATTGGGTGCTGATATGACAGAAGAAGAAAGAGAGGACTCACAAACAGTTGTTGTTGCAACAGTTATTGTGGGTCAATTAATAGGATCTGTAGCAATGTCTTCAAGCATAGTACAGATGAATGCAAGAGCAGAAATAAGGAGGATAACATGATAAAGGCAATACTAAAACCTTTTAAGTTTATCTTCAAAGCAGTTAAGTTCGTAGTTATGTTACCCATAAACCTAGTTAAGTTTATTCTAATCAAGGTTATGGCGGTAATTAAATATGTTCTTAATCTTGTTTGGAAGATACTTAAAGGTATATATAAAGGAATAGTCGTGGTAATTAAAGAAGCAAGTCAAGTTATTACCTGGATTATTACAAGTATCTGGAATGCAATTAAATGGGTATTTATTAATACCTGGAAATTAATTGTATGGGTATTTGAAAAAGCAGTAAAGTTAGTTAAATTTATATGGGCATGGCTAGTAGAAGCATTTGTAGAAACATTAAACCAATTGTGGACATTGCTAGGTATGTTCGCAGCATGGCTAGTACTTGAAGGTAGTGCAAAAACTATCGTAGGGTATGCAATTATAACTGTCTTAATCGTATGGCTAGTAACTATACGAATAAGGGAAGGAGACGAATAATGGCAAAAGAAACAAAACTAGATGACGAAAAAGCAATGGGAGCAGTCAGTGGTATTAAAAATATTCTTCTTAGAATAATCGCTGTATTTGCAGCCAATGGGCTTGGAGTTATTGGTGCTGGTGCAATCATCGGTATCGACACTATGAGTGCAATAATTCTTGCAGGAACTCTAGGTGTTGCTACAGTAGTTGAAAAACTAGCACGAGGATTCATTGATGATGGAAGACTAAGCATTGATGAAATCAATAGTGCATTTAACTCAGTAGATAAGAAAGCAAATTAATACTGGGGGGAATCTGGCTTAGGAGATCTAGGGCTGGAGGTTTTTGGCTGGTGGGTTGCCTAAAACACTTTGAAGGGGTATAATTGTACTATGTCAGATTCTAACTATTGTCAAGATTGTAAAAGATTAAAAGATATTGCTTGTACTTGTGGTATGTCATTTGGGGACAAGATTAAGACTTCCAACGTAAATTGGGCTTCTTGGTCTGATACTAGAAAGTAACTTGACTTGGGAATTTTTGTTGACAATAGGTATTTTTTCAGGTATGATGGTATTTACAGAACCAGGAATCTACGAGTATTTAAGAAAGAAGAAGTATGTTAAACGATCCAAAAGCAAAAAGCATACATCAGAGTTTTATTAAAAAGTTTGGTCAAAGAGTAGATATAGATTATCTTAATACAGAAGATGTAGTTAATTTCTTTTTACAGTCCTCTGATGAATACGATAGACAAGTGTTACAAAATAGATTAGATAGATATAATGCAAATCAACGCTAGAGGCATTCCTACTAGATGTTGCCCTATGTGTGGCACCAATATATTTAAAGTTTTAGTTACATTTGACGAAGAATATAATATAGAGCAATATTTATTAGATTCAGAGTGTGCAGAATGTGGAACTTTAGTTACAGCCCCAACACCATTAGATTTGGAAACTACATGAAGATAAAATTTGTACCAATAAAAACAGCAATGCATGATAATAGTACCTATATTGATTTGCCAGTTCCAGCAACTAATTTAATACCTGAATGGTTTAAAGAAATGCCACAACATATGAGTGGTGAAAAAAAAGATGCATTGTTTAAATTTAGTAATCATGCAACAAACACAACAGTGAAAGCATGTTCTCCATTTTTAGACGGATTAAGTTCGGGTTACATATTTACTCTTCCATCAGATGTAGAGGTAAGAAGAACTACAGATGAACATAATTTAAAATTTAGATATAGGGTAAATGAAGAAATTATATCTAACCATGATCCAATTCAACACCCAGGAATGCCAGTTCCAGAAGGTGGACAATTTAGTAATGTATTCAAGTGGTCATTTCCTTATAGAATTATTACGCCAAAAGGTTACAGCATGTTGTTTACTCATCCACTGAATAGACACGACCTTCCTTTTAGAACATTTAGTGGAGTTGTAGAAACAGATTCATACACTCTTGCTGTTCAATTCCCATTTCAATTTACAAAAGAATTAGAAAAAGGTGATTCCTATATTATAAAGAAAGGAACCCCAGTTGTACAAATGGTTCCAATTAAAAGAGATAGTTGGGAACGAGAAAAGATTAAGCCAAATGAAGATGAAATTAAAAAGAATGTGTTTGAATATTTTTCTACAATTTCAAGATCATACAAGAAAAACTTTTGGCAAAAAAAAGAATATAAATAAGGAGAATAATGGCACAAAAGAAAACATCTGATAGAAATACTAACAGAGCAAATGGCAAGGCTATAAAACAAAATCCTAAAGAGCCTAATGTTGGTGCTACAGGTAAAAGTCGTGGTGGATATAATTTGGCTAAAAGACCAGATAAGGCTGCTGCTTGGGATGCTGCTAAAAAACGTCTTGCTCGTAAGGCTCGTAGAAAAGCGGCTAACCTAGCCTATAAGCATGGAGTAAGAACAGGACAACTTAAGAGGTCTACAGCAAGTGCAGATTCGTAAGCATAAGGATTATCGTGTCAATGAACTTGCAGAATTGATAGAGCATTTGCAAGACGTAAAGTATCACATAAAGCCTTTTGAAATGGCAGAGGCTATTGTGATCTTTATGGATGATTTGCGGGGTAAAGAGTATGCTAGAAAAATACAAGACTATGTAAAGTCTGACTACAAGTTTCAATCAAAGAATAAGGTATAATATTACTATGTATGAATATAATGTAAAAAAGGTTTATAAAGTAGTGGATGGAGATACCATTGATGTTGATATTGATTTGGGCTTTAATGTTTCTTATTTCCAACGTGTCCGCCTTGCAGGTATCGACACACCAGAATCTCGCACAACAGACTTACGAGAAAAAGAACTAGGATTACAATCAAAAGAGTGGCTTAAAAAGAAACTGGAAGGTGCTGAAAACATTGTTATTAAAACACAAAAACCAGATTCAACAGAAAAATATGGTCGCATTCTAGGTGACTTACATATTAAGGGTTTTGATAAGTCCCTTAATCAAATGATGATTGATGAAGGATACGCTTGGGGATACATGGGAGATACTAAAGTTAAAGACTTTCCAGCACTATTAGCAAAAAGAAACAAAAAGGCATAAAGTGTTAGCAGATATCAAAGTAGTTGGCTGCGGTGGCGGTGGAGTCAATGCTATTAATCGTATGGTTGACATGGGTTTATCTGGAGTTGAATTTGTTGCATTAAATACAGATGCTCAAGCATTAATTACAAGTCCAGCAAATATAAAATTAGATATTGGTCGTAACGTTACCAAAGGACTTGGTGCAGGTGCTGATCCAGAACAAGGAAGATTAGCAGCAGAAGAAAATATAGATGATATTAAAGATATAGTTTTTGGTTCAGACATGGTGTTTGTTACAGCAGGTATGGGTGGCGGAACAGGAACAGGAAGTGCTCCAGTAGTTGCAAGAGCAGCAAAAGATGTTGGTGCATTAACAATAGGTATTGTTACTACCCCATTCTTTTTTGAAGGTAAACAAAGAATGAATAAAGCCTTAGCGGGTATAGAAAAATTAAAAGAAAACGTAGATACTATTATAGTAATTCCTAATGAAAACTTATTAACTCTATTAAGTCCAAAAGTAACTATGACAGAAGCATTTGAAGAAGTAGATACTATTTTATTAAAAGGTATTGCTTCTATTACTGATTTAATTACTACCCCTGGATTTATTAACGTGGACTTTGCAGACGTAAGACGTGTAATGGAGAACGCAGGAACAGCATTTATGGGTCTTGGATTTGGAGAAGGAAAGAATAGAGCAGATCAAGCAGCAGAGTCAGCAACTACTAGCCCTATATTGGATGTTAACTTAAAGGGTGCAAAAGGTATATTGCTTTCAATTGCATCAGCATCAAATATTACTATGGCTGAAGTTTCAACTATAACAAATGCAGTTTCAGAAAATGCTCATGAGGATGCAAACATAATTTTTGGTACAGTTGTTGATGAATCACTTGAAGATCAGATTCGTGTAACTGTAATTGCAACTGGTTTTGACGGTGAATAGTGTCAGAACCGCTTCATCATTTTTATCATATATACTCTAAAGGTCAATGGGAAGTTCCAGTACAAGATCACATTAGAGCATTAAAACAATACGGAATATATAATAAACTATCTTCATTAAACGTAGGCATAGTGGGACCTCCAGAAACTAGAGAGGCTGTTAAAAATTATTTAAACTCTCAAGATATAAAATATAACGTATGCACTGAGGTAGATGATGGCTGGGAACAAGAAACATTAGATGAATTGTGGAACTTTGCAAAAAATAATGATGGTTATGCTTTATACGCACATACTAAAAATGCTGTAAACATAAACCCTCTTCATGTTTCTTGGAGAAAGTCTATGACATATTATAATGTTGTTAATTGGCAAAGTTGTGTTAAACTATTAGATAATAATTATTGTGCTGTAGGATGTCACTATTTATTAATAGATAACAAACTAGATGAAAGAATGCATGGCTTTTATGCAGGAACATATTGGTGGACGAAGATGAAATATTTAAAAAATTTTCCAAGACCAGCAAGAACTAATAGGTATGACGCAGAGGGTTGGATTGGATTTTTAAAACCTGTTGCAGAAGATATGGGTGATACATACGTTTTTCATGACTATACTCCATTTCACCCAGCAAGTGGATTAGGGTTTGTAACAGAATGGTAAATAACATATATCATTTTTATCACATATACGCTAATGGCAGTTGGAAAGATCCAGTAGATCAACATATAAAAGCATTAAAAAAATCTGGTTTGTATGAAGAAATAAAAACTTTAAAAATAGGATTAGTTGGTACATCAACAAGAATACAATCAGTAAAAGATTATTTATTAAGTATAGATATTAACTTTGAAGTAGTTGCAGAAAGTTTAACTGGGTGGGAACAAACTACGCAGATACCATTACATCAGTTTGCACAGTCAAATGATGGATATGTTCTTTATGCACACACAAAAGGTGCTCATTCACAACAGCATCCTAACATTCCTTGGAGAGAAACTATGATTCATTTTAATGTTTTAAAATGGAAAGAGTGCGTTGAAGCATTAAAAGACCATGACACAGCAGGATGTTTTTGGATACCAAGTGCTCCAAACTCACCAGAACATTCTGGACACAATGGGTTTTACGGTGGAACTTTTTGGTGGACAACTTTAAAATTTATTAGAACCTTGCCAGAGCCAATGCTTGATCATAGGTGGAGAGCAGAGGGGTGGATAGGCATTAGACAAAATATTGATGGGCTAAAACCATTTTCATTCTTGCCAGGTAGTCCAGGAAACTATGTTGCTTTAGATGTCTAAAACAATACATTTAAATCTATTAATAACTAATTCATAATCTTCGTGGCGATTCATATTCTCCATCGTAATACTTTCTATACCATCTAAATTTTTTATACATTTATTTATATACTTTAAGTAAGTTTTATTTTTCATAAAGTCAGCATAGTTATTGTTAGAAATGTGTATGCTTTTAACATAATTTGGATTAGGCATAGACCCAGATTCAATGTATTCATTTGCGGTATCAAAATGAGCATAAAGATTATCTATGTTTGACTCTTCTATAAACTTATTAATATAATCAGATTCATATCCAAAGTTATTGTTATACACCCTTGCATTGTTTTCTAAACAAAAAGATATTCCACGTTTACTAAATATAGATGATACAAAGTCAAAAAATATAAAATACTCAGTGACATCGTCTCCCTGCCTTGTTGAAGGAGATCCATAAACTACGTGCTTTGCACCAAGCATAGAAGCATAGACAGCAACCTGATCAAAATGCTTTGAAAGGTATATATAATCATCTTTGTTTAATTTACATATCTCAAAGTCTATTCCAAAGGTAATGCTTTGAAATGAATTAACTTTTAGTCCAGCCCTTTGTATTTTAAATTTAAGATCTTCAATATCTTTTACTGATACGTCTTGCCATTTTTTATCTAACACATAGGTCAATGGTAGTTCTACATACTCAAAACCATATCTTTTTATTGTATGTAAGACTGTCTCTAACTTCTCTTCTTCAAGAAGACCTAGCAATGATACCGCTGTTATCATATATAAATACCCTCATATCCTCTAGTACGTCCTTCTTGCTAATCAAATAATTCCAATGGTTATAGGTTGTTTTCATATCATATACCACATCAGCCTTCTCAACATAATTTTTTGATTTATATTTAAATAGATCAAAAACTTCTTGGTTTGTTATAGGTTGGGTAGCACAGTTAAGAATTTTTATATCCTGAGTTTGTACAAATTTAATCATTTGTTGTACAAGATTTACATTTATCCATTGCAGTTGGTTGTGTGGATTAACTGTATCTAAATAATCATAGTTCCTTGTAATTAAGTCAAAAAGTATGTTCTTCTTCATACCCTCACCATAGACCGTAGGAAGCCTCAAAATGCGGTAATTTAGCCCTTTTACGGCATCTTCTAGCAGCCTTCTATGGTTGCTATAGGGTTGATCAGAAAACGTCTCATCTAGTTCAAAATTTCTATTTCCTTTTGAGTAATCAAATATGTCACAAGTGGATATGTGTATTACTTCATTAGCAGTTGAAGCCTTTACAGCCTCTATAAGTCTAGATACCTTAGCCAAATCATCTTGTGGATTTTTATTTGCTTGCCACTTCACGGCTGAAGGTGCTGCAATTATTAGGGTATCGTGATTAATATCTGGTAGTTTATGTATATTTTTAGAGTTATAAATATTACCTATTTGTTTGCCATAGTCTTTCATTAACTGTTGACCTATGAAACCTGAGTATCCAACTAAACTAATTGCCATCAATTTCCCTCTTAACTAATTCATAAGTAGATACTATAGATGAAATTTTACCACAGAGTACTGATATCACACAACCATCTCTTACAATAGATGTAGTCCTAAGATCATTAATGTCTTCTCTAAGTTTTACTTTTGGAGACAGATATAGTTCTTTTATTGGGGTAGAATTATTTACTCCTTTAAAATACTCTGAGCAATGAGTTAATAGTTTATGTATATCAGATTTAAGCATTAGATCTTTATATATTAAATCTCTTCTAAGTTTAGTTATAAATTCTTTGTAGTATACAGTTCTAAAATATGGGGTATAAGAAACACTAGATAGAGTTATATCACCTAATCCATTCTGATAGGCTGATACATACTTACCATCCATAATAGTAATACAAACATCTTCTTTGAAGAAGTTATCTACAATTGGAATAATACATATCTCATATTTTAAATTAAGCATTTTATCTTTTGACACTATACCAAGGTTAGGACTATTGTATGTACAGTTAATAATAAAATCATACTTCTCATCATCTATTTTGTTACCATCAATTTCAATAATATTTCTTTTAAGTTTCAAGGATATATTTTTAGAGTTCATAATCCTTTCTTTAAAGTATTCGTATGCCTTCTTTAAGTTTATAACTTCTTCTGTGGTAGATATCCCACCCTCAATTAGTTCAGTATTCACAAAAGGCTCAACCTCAAAGTTATCTATTTCTCTAAAGGGTACTCCAAAACTTTTATATTTATTGATATAGTCTTCCAAGTTTACTTTGCTATTCTTTTCTATTAAGTAATAGTTATCTTTAACAGGAGATATTAAATCATAATACTTGTCTTTAAATGATTGATAGTTGTTTAGTATTTGATCAATCGTTTCATTAGACCTCGGATAGTGAAACCCCTTGTGTATTCTATGCTGATTGTTTGAAGCAGCACCTTTAAATATATCTTTTCCTTTTTCATATAAATCAATTTGTATATCTGGATAATCATTTACAAGTTCTAGGGCAATAGAGCATCCATAAAATCCCGCTCCAATAATTGCAATCTTCATTAGACTGTCACATTCATTTCAGAAAGTCTGCCGTTCCAGTTTGATTGGGCTTTGTATATGTCTAAGTATTGAAAGTTTCTAATTCTTCTAGGAGTGCTTGTTCCATATGGATTTTCAATTTGAATAGTTTGATCCCTACTTCCACAAAGTTCTGTAAAGTTCCCATCTTGATACTTTAATAAATGATCTTCAAAGTCAACGCCCCATTGTTTTTTTAACTGAATCATTCTTGGATCAGTCGATGTGTTCTTGCAGTTTAAAACTCTATCAATTTGATTGGTCAACCAAGATATTTTATATAATCCTATATTCATAGATACAGTTATGTCTAATGGACATGTATCTCTACCATCTTCTGGAAAATACTTTTCTAAATTAAACACAAAATTAGGACCAACCCAACAGGTATCGTGCATATAGAAGATGTAGTCGTAATCTTTATAGGCTTCCTGGTTTTCTACAATATGAATCATGGGGGTATATTCAAATGAATTCTGTTGTTCACAATATATCTTATGTATACCAAACTTATTTCTTAATTCTATCTCTTTACTAGATGCCTCTATAGGGTCCTGAAAGTCACCCATAACTAACAGGATGCTATCTCTTTTTATTCCAGCCTCTAACAATGACCATATATTCTTATCTATAGTTGTTTCATAAAAGCCTTTGCATGAAGATACAGCAAAAAGGACATTGTAGTTTTTTATTCTCATATCTTGTCAATTATATCAGTGCGTGCTATAATATTATGGTTACTCTGCCGAATGGGGGGTAGCAAATAACTCGCTGAAAAGGAGGCAAAAACATGGTAAGTTCACTAATGCGACAAATGCAACTAGAACCTTTTTTCTTAGGTTTTGATGATGCATTTAATCAGTTGATGGGATTAAAAAATGACCTCAACAAACATATTTCAAATTATCCACCTTACAATATCAAAAAAATTGACGACAATGAATTTGAATTAGAATTCGCTGTTGCTGGTTTTGATAAAAAAGATGTCAAGGTTATGATGGATATGGGCAAACTCCGTGTTTCTGGAACAATTGGGGAAAGAGAAGACAGTGCAGAATTTCTACATAAAGGAATTGCTACACGATCATTCTCTTCTACATTTGCTCTAGGAGAACACGTTGAAGTTGAATCAGCCGAGGTAGAAAATGGACTACTCAAGGTACGTCTAAAAAAATATCTGCCAAAGCATTTACAACCTAAAGAAATTATAGTAAGATAATAGTATTCCTTTTAGTAGGGGAATCTGGAAGGCGGGGGTTGACAAGACCTTCGCCTTCTGCTATTCTAAGCCTATGAAAGTATATTGGGCTCCTGTTAACTATAACTTATTTGCAGCACCTAAAGATAGCAATATGTTTTATTATGACCCAAGATCTTTGCTTTCCATTCTTAATGATTCAAGGAATAAAGAAACAGATATATCAAATTTTTTTAGATGCCCAACTGTTACAGGATTAACAAAAAATATTTTTATACTAGAAAATCCATTAGAGACTAATACAATATTAGATAGAAAAACTAATAAATTTAAAGTTAACAATAATATGCAGTTAAAATTTACTAAGCCACATGAACCATCTATAAATCAAAACCTATTATTTACTCATGAATTACAGTGGATATTTTTTACCGAAGAGCCTAGTTTAAAAATGACTTTAACATCTCCATATTTTTCTTATGCTCCTCATACTCAATATGGATCTATTGTTCCAGGAAGTTTTGATATTGGAAAATGGTTTAGAAATATAAACTTAGAATTTAACATCTGGAATGATAAGGATGAACTACATATCAAAGAGGGAGAGCCATTGGCTTATGTTCACTTTGATACAGATAAAACAGTGGAATTAGTTAGATTTAACTTAAACACTCAACTAAAAACTTACATCGACAGTATTGCTAAACTAAGTAGTTATGAGCCGAGGGTACCACTTTTATCACGGTATGAAAGGTTTAAAAGAACTAGAATGAAAGACTTAATAATGAAAGAAATAAAAGCAAATATAGTTGACAATACTTATAACATTTGATATCATAGATAGTCTAACAGATTGGAAAAAATATGCCACTACATAACCACTTAATGGTTAATGGTTTTACCCTATTCCCACCACAAGATACAAAGTTAGCAGAAGACTGGATGAAGTCCCTTGTTGAATCAATCGGTATGAAGATTGTTCAAGGTCCTTTTGCATCTTATGTAGATAAAGAAGGAAATCGTGGTTTAACAATTGCAACTATTATTGAAACATCTCACATTGCAATGCATGTATGGGACGAGCCAGATCCAGCATTAGTTCAGTTTGATTTATACACTTGCTCAACTCTAGATGTTGAAATGATATTAAAAAATCTACAAGATAGTATAGGATTATTCAATTATCAAACAATGGTAGTTGAAAGAAAAGAAGGCTTCAATATCATTCCAGAAGATAAATGGATTGAACTAGCATGACAATGCCAGACTGGTCAAACTGGGATTCTCATAAATTATTAATAGAAGCAGAATATAAAAATAGGATGAATTTCTTTGAATGGCGTGACCTTGGTCTTGCTAACAAATGGATATCAGAATCATTTTGCGATACTCATGACACAGGGTATATGACAGACGAAGAAGAGCAAGCATGGGAAAACGGAGAAGATCCATGCATGGTTGTATTCAGAGTCTGGGAAGACAATATAGAAACTGAGTCTGGCAATAACGAAAAACTATTTTAATAACTATGTTGTTAGAAGATAGAATAAAAGAATTAGGGTATTCCTTTACGTCTAATAACAATGTAATTAAAGTTATAGTTCCAGACGCTGATAGAATCAATGTTATAAATAATCTATCTAAAGAATTAGATTGTGAGATATCTAAAGACTCAGTATCATCTTTAGGAAGTTTGCGTATTGACAATAAAAAGATATACGTAAAGCCTTTAGAAAGCCAAACAAAGGGTACTGAAGCAGCCGTATTTACTCACCTTCAAAGTCAATTTAATGAGATAGGAAATCCTATAGTTCTTCATATAGGATCAAAAACTTATTTTATAGATGGGGTAAGAAAAGTTAGAGGATTTAAAAAAGCAGACTTTGTATTTACTTTTCAAAGTATGCCTGTTGTTTACTGCTCTCATAAGACTGACGATAAGTTTTTCCAATGGGCGGGGTTTACAGAAAAAGGAATTAAATATCATCCTGAAGTATCTATCTTTATAGATGATCTTATTAATAAGTTTAAAGATACTGAAGATATATCTTTGTACTCTAAGACATTAAAAAGATGTATTGAAGATGATGATTTAAAACTTTTAGCAGTGTATGGAAGTGGGGAAAAGAGGGTGGAGTTTGTATTAAAAGATAGTATTACTCTAAAGAAGGTAAACGATAGTGAGTATGAACTAACTGGTGTACAATATGAATACCCTCAGATTCCTGGTGGAGATGATGAACCTGTCTTGGTTGCAAGAATGGCTACTAATAGACAGCAACGCATACTGCCAAAGCATTTTAATGGAGTAAGGTTAAGTATATTCCCAAGCCATAGAACTGGCAAAGATTTTTAGTATAAAGGAGAAATTATGGAAAATTATGTTTTGTTAGACTTTTGGGCTGATTGGTGTGCACCATGTAAAATGATGAAGCCTATTATAGATAAGATCGAGGCAGACTATCCTAACCTTACTGTGGTTAGAGTAAACGTAGATGAGGACGCGGCGATGGTACAAGACTATAATGTTAGTTCTGTTCCTACATATATTTTGATGAATAAAGATAAAGAGATTTTGAGTTTCGCGACAGGTGCTATGCCTGAGTTTAAGTTTAAAAAAGAATTAAAGTTAGATGTTTTAGAGTTCGGCGAAAACAGTACAAATGCTTCCTAATCTAAGTCCCTTAGAAATAAGCATTGCATTGCTAGGTTTTAGCCTATTGACTTTTGCTTCTCTTTATACTATACTTGAATACAGAAGTAAGGGAAAACACATAGATAAGAAAAGGTGGTAGGTGTGGGTAAAGAAGTGTTGGATAGAGAAGATGTTGTTAGTATGATTGAAGAAATTAATGATGTGTTTCGTAGGGTAGAAGAAGAAGGTATAGACCAAAATGGTTATGATTCTAATGAGTATCTTACCTTTAAAGAAATACGTAAAGATATTGTGGGTATTATAAATAACCATATGAATTATATGGATGGTGGAAGGGGCACTGGAACTGATGTCTAGGTTTTATGATAAGGACTTTAATCCTTTATTCCCAGATGATAGTATTTCTGACATTGTAAGGCAAGATAGGGATGCCCAAGATGCTAAGTTGGATAGGATTGTTAGAGAGTCCTCTCATCGTAGAGAGATCATGATGGCACAGAAAATTATTGATGAGAATACCCTTTGTCTTTCTGGGGTTGAACCTTGTGAGTTTTGCTACAACGAACTTAATAACGAATGATCTACTACATAGCATTGTTGACAACATTAAACACCGCCTACATTGTGTACAAAGAATATAGGTATTGGAAGGCAGCAAAAGATTTATGGTAAATAAAGATGTAATTATTAAATTGGTTGAAGAGTTGGATAAGTACTACGTTATGGATGGTACTGAGTATGAGTCTTTTATTCATAATATGATTTATGATGATTACGAAAAAGATCCAGAAGGTTCATTTTTTATGGATTCTTCTCACCATTTTAGTATTGGTGTAACTTTAAAGTTTTTTGCAAAATTAGGCTTAGATGTTCTTGAAGAGGTAAATAGTCGGGATGATCTTTTGTTTGCTCAGATAAATAAAAGTTTGAAGAATAATGAAGTTTTTACAGAACTTGTTGAAAAAGAATTTGACTTTGTCAATCCTTCTATGGAGCAGGCTGAAAGACGTTTGGAAGAATATATTGAGAAACACAGAAAGGAACTAGAAGATGGTGAAATGGCATAAGGCTAACCTTGACCCTGAAGATATAGCAAAAATTATTCGTGAGGGTAGGGAAGAAAACGATAAAAAGTTTGAAACCTATGCAGAATATGTAGGATATATTGCCAAAGACAATGATAGGATTCTTAATGAATATGACCATGATCATTCTAAATGTGAACCTAATGAAGAGACTAAACAAGCCATGATAGAGGCTATAAAAGAGTCTATGGATGATGTATTTGTAAGTTCTGTAGATGGCTCTGAAAGCACCCTTATGGAAGTGTTAGATGCCCTTGGATCTGACTATGATGAAGATGGCATACCTTATTGGGAAGATGATAGTGGCTTAGCCCAACGTGGCTATAATTATAAAGACCAACAAATCGAGGGTAGGGATAATGTCTGAACAATGGAAAGCAAGTAATCTGCAATATAGATATGCTAATTGGGAAAATATTGAAATGTGGCAAGAAAGAAAGTGGGCTAGTAAGGCAAGTGATATTACTATAACTAAGCCAGATGGAACAGTTGAGGTTCGTCCTAATCCTGTTAAACCTTTTATCCCTAAGAAGAAAAGAAAAAAGGGTCTTAATGATAAAAGACAAAAAATGTTTGACGGTAATTACATAAAAGGTAAAGATAATGTTTAAAAGAGAAATTAAAGAAGTACTAGATGACATTAGATATTCTGAAGAACTATTATCTATGGAAGAATTATCTGATGCTATGAAAGATTATATCAAGTATACTGATGAATTGATTGTATCTTTACAAGCCTATATTGACTATCTATTAATAGGTGAAGATAGTATTGATGGGGACGATATTAAGCCTTAATGTGGATTATAGAGACTGTTAAGGATAAAGAAAGCCAGGAATATAATCAGGCTAGATGCTATGCTTGCGGGTATACAATGAATACAGATCTATTCACTAGAGATGATTTAACAATGATTATGGAAGCACATAAATGCAAATAATCGGGGTAAATAAAGACCCTTTCTTAATCCTTTATATAACCATATGAACAATAGAACCAATGAAGATATGTTCCTATTCTGGTTTATTATATGCATGTCCATGACCATATTATTGTTCCTAATTACCCCCAAAAAATAAAACAAAATAGAACAATACTATACTAAATATGTTATAAGATATAAAAATATAGAATGATATGGAATAAAATGGAGGGAAATGGGTGATTGGGCATTTGCCCGCCCTTTCGTAATCCTTTGCAGCACCGCTGCCCTATCATAATATTTATAATATGTCAATAGTTTTGGGCATATTTTTATATATTCGTAATGTTTTTTTGCCCTTTTATTTTGCATAATTCTGGGTATATTTTGATAGATTCTTAATACTTTTTGATAGATAGTATATGTATTCTTCCAGATAATATGCAGATTTTTATAGATAATTATATTGAGTCAAAATATATTGGTCCTTTACATGAAGGACTATATTCTATTGCACTTTCTACTGCTATTTTTAATCTTCTATTTATATCTTTGTACCCGCGGGTTGTGTATAGGGAACCGAAGGCTATGGTGCCGCCCGATCCTATGGCACCTTCGGTGATCTCGTTGAGTTGGAAGTCGGAGGAATCAAATTCGAAGAGGCGTCCACGCACGGCGATCAACGCCAGGATGCCGCCATCCTTATCATCGGCGGGGGAAGTAGAAGGAGAATATATACCTATAGCATTCTTAAATACTTGACAAAATTTAGTTCTTAAAAATCTAGTTAATTCTTTTCCATTATATCCAGAAGGATCTGGAAGATCTATAGAATGTAATAATTGTCCTAAACCTGTTTCACCAGCATAACCTATTAAATATTTTCCATTCTTTTGTATCTTAGGATCAATAATAGATATCATAATACTTTCATCCGATGCCCCCGAATCCGCAGCCATAAAAACTTTGCGGGGGGTAGAAAGATTATCTACTATACCTACTATACAAGTCATAATAATATACCTTTGATCATAATATATACCTCACTAATAATACCATTGAATAAAAAATAAGTCAATAACTGGCATTCTTATATAGTCCTTCTTAATACTATTCTGGGAAAAAAATCTTGACATTCTTAATACTATATGGTAGAGCCGATCTGCGCGGACCCAGGACCCCAGGGCACGATCCCTGAGAGCCCAGGTCAACTAGGTCTTACTTGGCAGCCTCGTCTATCATGTCATCATAGTCTTTATAGTCTTTGTCTGGGTCTATATCCATTTCTTTACAAAGTTGAACAAAGGTATCGTCTATGATTTTGACACCCTCATCATTTAAGGTACAAAGGTTAGCATTGACAGATATTGCCAATGGAATACCTAAATCATTGTAGGTAAAAAAATCATCATGCAATCCTGTTCCTAAAGTTATGGTAGAGGTACTGAACTCCACAATAGCCTGAATTTTATTATCTGTGTCCACGATATTCCTCTCCGTTGATATTGACTAACTTGTCTTCTGGATATGCTACTATGAACTTGTCTGGTATGTCAAGCCCATGTCTGTCTATCTGATAGTTAATTCCGTCTGCAAGGTTCTTAGCAGTTATCGCAATACTATCTTCTTGTTTGATTAGATAGAAAGGAATAGCGTACTTCCAATCAGACAGAGTTAATCTACTATCAGCCATTAGGTCTGCTAGTTTCTGTGCTATCTTTTCTGTTTTAATTTTAACCACCCTTTAGTTTATCACTTCATACCGATTTGGTCAAGCCTTAGTCTTCGAACGTGTCAAGCATTACTATCTTAAGATAACTACCATCGGGTACAGATATAGTCTTAGTTTCATCATAATTATCTAAAACTATAATATCCCATCCATCATTAGTATCTAATAGATTTATAACTTGAAATACTTCTTGCTTTAGTTTAATTAGATCCCCGACTTCGAGGTAATTAACTAGAATTCGATCTACTACTTTATATTCTTCCATCGTTATCATTATATCTCCTATTCTCTATCTAGTTGTACTATGATATTTAACATATCATCATATGGTTTTTCTGTTATGAAGTACCCGATTCTGTTGACAAAGCACCAACCATTAACAATACAGGTATGCCCCTCTTCATCATCGATATACGTCCAGATACGGTTTGGCTCATTTTGACCAATAGCAGCCACATGGTCATACTCGGCACCGTAGGTCTCAAACATTAGACCTCCAGAGCCATCGTTAAAGGAAGCATTCTTATCTAAGTGGTTTACCATTGGTTTAAAATGAAACTCCCACTCTTCTACAGATAACAATACTTGATTGTAGTATGGTGAGTCTGGATTAATATCTGGGTCCAAGCAACTACACAACTCGTTGCCACAGAAGTCACAGCCCTCTTCGAATTCTTCACTCACTGCCATCATCCTCATATAAAATAGTCATGTCAAAGTTATCTAAAGCACCATCAGAATATTGAACATGGTCCATATAATTCATATTCATATATTCTTCAATTGCTGTTTCTAACTCATCAGTGTCATCGTCTGCAGTCATATCGTTAAATGCTGGATAGATATCTGCAATCTCTTCAGCAGACAAACTTACGTTAGCCCACATTTGAAGACCAACTTCAACACTATCTATATACTTAGCCATTTGTTTCCTCCTCGTTTGGTAAGAATTCATACACAACTGTTTGACATTTACTGCACTCCATATTACCTGTACAGCCGTTTGGGCAATTAGACATTCTGTTTCCTTTCCCAGTTTAGTCGGTGCCACTGAATATCATATAACAGATTGGACACTTCTACAAGTGCGTCCATTCTTGCACACATAATATCCAATTCTTCTTTAGTCCAAGTAGGCATGTCCATTTGCCATGAAAGGTCAGCCATAAGAACTTTTAATCTACCTGATAAAATTTCATCTGTAGATATATTGTATTTAAAGTAAGACTGTAATTGTCTTAGTTCTTTATCTTCTTCTACCATGCTGGCTCCAATCCAAATGGTGGGGGTGGTACGGCTTCTTCCCATTGAGAGTCTACTTCACCTTCAACAACTTTGCAACCCTCTGGCATAGGTTCGCTACCAAAGTATGCGTCATAGGCTTTATAGGCTGTTTCTTCGTCTGGTGCTTCTATGTGATACCAAGTACCTGACAATACATTAAACTTAGGCATTAGTAACCTGCCTTACATTCTGAGTTGTGACCAAAAGTAAAGTTGCAACCACATACCCAATGATGACAATTACATTTGTCTGACATTATTCCTCCACCTTAATCATATAGGCTAGTACCTCTAGACTATTACAATTAACACAATCACAGTCTCCCACATGACCCTCTACCTTGTCAAGCATATCTGTAAGTATTTTTTCAATGGGGGTATCTAAATCAAAATCCATAATGACCCTCTCTAACATAAAATGAATAAGCCTGGGCAAATCTATTCCATACTCTTAATCCATCACAATTTTTACAATAGAATGATCCTGGAATATCTGAGCATTCCCATTGACAATTGTCACCTTGTTTTGTATCATACCAACAAAGATCGGTTACCATGATTGTGTTCCTGTTCTCATATACCATTGGACATAACATATATTACATCTCATATAGGCTTTGAATTTACCTAAGTCTGTGTTACAATCTAAACATTTATAATCACTCATTAGCAAACCTACTTTCTAGTTCTGCCATAATATCTTGTTGCCATTGTCTATGTATACCATCTGTGTTAAAATCCCAAAACTCCACGGCTTGGTCATGAACAAATCTAGTTACATCCATCCATGCAGTTTCACCATAGAATTTTTTAGCATGATGACCATTTAAACTAACTTTATAATCAGCCCAATAATCTTCGGGGTTGACAAAAACTTCTAATCCATTTTTACTATATATACTTTTATACTTATTATCCATATACCCACCTTAATATAGTTCCACCATAAATAAATATACCCTCTTAATGGGATAAAGTCAAGAACATTCTTAAAGGTTCTTAATAGGTATAAAACAGACATCGACTGCGCGATCCTGACCAGATTTGAACTGGCGACCTCTACCGTGACAGGGTAGCGTTCTAACCACTGAACTACAGGACCAGGTAGGCAGTTTTAATTCATGCCCAGGAATTTTAATTTATTTAACTCCAGCCAATTCCTTGACGGCTCTAAATAATTTATTTTTTTCTGCGTTTGCCATAGCGTCAAAACCAGAAGCAGAAGCAAGACGATTTTCTGAATTATTCTTGCGTTCTTGCTTGTAGTAATCTAGGCGTTCTGTTAAGGCATTGAACATGCCCCATGCAGTACCCTTGATGTTTGCATTAGTAGGTGAGTCAAAATATAAATCATTGACTAGATTTATTTTACTGTCCCACTTAGTAACACTTGCTTTTTTATCCTTATCTGGTTTTGGATAAATTGCAGTAATGATGTCATAGACTTGTTTGTCATTGACTTTTGTTTCAAATAAGGCTTTGGCTTCTTTTTCAAAGTCGTCCATATATTGAATTGTTAATCCAAGAGCCTCTCTTGCAACTTGAATCTTTCCCTCAACTGTTGCAGTATGGCGTAGTTTGAAAGATTGTTTCACACTACCCAATGCAAGGTTAAGAGTATTTTGGCACACAACTCTAACAGGTGTGATACTTGCTTGAACAGCAACTGAGCCGTCATGTGAGGTATGCACTAAGAGATAGGTTGTAGTTTTATCATTAGCACCATTAGGGTCTAAAGTAAATTCTTTAGGAATTACTAAAGAGCCAAATACGATTGTGCCATTTTTAATTGAACCAGCAGATTCCCAACTTGCACCACCATGCAATAGGTTATCTCCAAATTCAAATAGTTGTTCGTTTTGAACAACTTTGTATCTTTCGCCAACAACACCTAAAATGTCTGTGCCGTTGTCAAATGGATTAGTGCGTGTCACATAGTAATTTGATTTGTGACTACGATAGTTTTCTGGATTTTGAATTTCCTCTAACTGTATATTCCAATTAGATAGTTTTGCACTATCTAACATTGTGCTAGTGTTAATGTGTTCGTCCTTATCGAACAACACGTTTGCTAGACCATGCCAAGCAGGTGCACCTCTAAGTGCAAATGCTACTTGCCCATCTTTTTCTTCTAAGGCGTGTGCCATAGGGTTTTCCTTTCGTTGTAGATATTTATATCTTATATTAAAGGTCTGACAATGTCAAGGATTTCAGGATTATATTTCTACTCTTCTTAAAAGAACAAATCGGACATCGGTTGCGCGATCCTGGAGCCGCAAACCCTACGGATGCGGTCCAGGTTCTAAATACCGTTGTGGAACCTAGGTGATTACACAGTTCAAACCACAGCGGCATTTAGAATTCTATTGTCTACCAACTAGATTGATATTTGAATGACCATTCTTCGGGGTATTCAGTCAAGACCTTTTCTAATTGTTCTATAGTGTCTTGAATATCACTAAAGTAGTATTCGTTATATTCATAGTTACCAAAGAAGAATCCCTCTTGCCTTGGCAATAAAGTTTTTGCCTCTTCTTTATCTATTAATACAATCTTACAAGTATCTAATAATAATTGTAGTTGGTCTCGTGACACGTAGTATTCTTCACAGTTGTCAACACCATTTTGGACGTGGTCAACAAACCATTTATGAATCTGATTTGCTTTTCTCCAATAAGCAACTTGAACTTCTAGCGTTGCAGTATCAAGTGCAAACGGTGCCTCTTGAACTAGTTTATTATAAAGGTCTGGATTTTTCCAGCCATTGAAAGTCATTTGTCTTGCTGTTAAATACATATCTAATCCCATTTGAATTCCTTTTCTAGTAGGGTTGGTGAGCAGTTTATACCCATGCTCAGGGGGTTGTCAAGAGTGGGGGCTAGGCGATTTGCAAGCCCCGACCCTTGCCTTTGGCTACCATGTATATGGAACTAATATCCATGTGTATGGTTATGCCAAATCTATAAGTATCTACTTACAGATTGGTAAGTTGAGGTTGAGACTACTTCCTCATCTGACATACTTAGAACACGAATTGCATTTTGTATTTCTGCAAGTCTATCCTCGAAGCCACCAATATAGTTGCGACCATATCCTTGTGATTGAAAGGGTGGCTTAGGTGCTTCTGGTTCTACTGGTATCTTATCTCTTGGAACTTCTACTTCAACATCAACTCTGATATTGTCATCATTATGCCAAGCATTTCTAACAGAAATAGTCTTTTGTTTATCTTTTACTGAGTCAAGATGAGCATAAGCAATCTGGGCTACTTTGTTTTTCCAATCAGCGTAGTCTGTTTCATGCTTACTTAATAGCAACTCATAATTCATTTGTTGGTTTTTCATTTCTTCTACTTTTACTTCTAATGCTTTGATAACCTTAGTTCTGGCTACCTTTACATTTATTGCTTTTGCC